CCGCATGGCAACCCACTAAATTTATCTTTTCCGTGCGGACATTCTTCGCACTTCATGGAATTATCCGGATTTCCCATCCAACGCCGGTATAGTTCTCTATATTCGTCGTCCGTTAATTGATCCCATTCAATTTTTTTCATTGTGTTAACCTCCTAAAATTTTACATACAATGGCAGGAATGAAAAACAGACTTCCAATTGCTACTAGACCTCCTAAAAACTGGAATACCCAGTAAACGAAATTCAAACGGCGCTTACGTCTTTTCATAATTTTAAGCCTCCTTCATCATCGGCGTAATTTCGTAGACGTTCAACCATAAGCCGCCGATAACGTATCCAGTGCAATATACTTTTCCATCTTCTCCATCAATATACATTTTTTCGGCGTGGCTGCATCCAATTTTTTCCATCAAATCTTTGCGCGGATGCTCCAAGTTTTTCCAAGTCTGCCCATATTGATCGATTGCAATATACTGTTTTTTCATTGTAAATTTCCTCCAAATTCTAAAAATATTCATGGAATAGGGCTTTTTGAGCGGAAACCCTTTAGAAACCGCGTGGAAATGTTTATCCACAAATTGACATAGTTATAATATCAACTTGGAATCCGTGGAAATAGCCGTCTGCATCGGGCACGGCGTCTAAAACATTCAAAACTTTATGTTCTACATTCCATGTTCCAGTACGTTCGATAGTATGAGAATGACGCATGATTTCTTTTTCACGATAGCCACCATATTTTTTGACAATCATTTTGACAATGTTTTCCATTTTTAATAACCTCCATTTAGTTTACAAAACTCGTGCAATAAATTTTCTACGGCTTCTTTTGCTTCATCGTATGTGAGTTTTTCGTCGTGAAAAATAGCCTTCGCTTTTTTCTCATACTCTGCGATACCTTCGCAACGCGGGCCAATCATTCCACGGTATCCGGTGCAAATGGTCACGCCGTACACTTCATACACGTCAAAGTTCCAACCGTACACGCCGCACGTATAAGCGTTTGGGCTATGATTAGTTAACAGATACTGTAAATCGCAATATCCAACTGAGCGGGGATTGCAAGCGCCTTCACGGACTGCCTTGATAGTTGTCTTGTATTTCATTGTTTGTCCCTCCTAAAATATGTCAATTTTCAAACTGTTTACGGAATTCTTTCTGGTGGCGCGTTGTGGTATTACTCCATTTTCCGAGCTCTTCTACTTTGCCATTGACACAACGGGAAACAATCGTGTTGTAACTCTGAAGTTCAAACGTTCCGTTTTCGTAATCAATAACGTGTGCTTTGCCGTAAAAGCTCTTGCGTGCATCAAATTGGACTTCAAGTTCGTAAATTCTCATTATTTTTACGTCCCTTCTATAAATGTTCTGTTTGTATTTTATCCCGACGCCAAAAGGCGTTTCGTCTTACTCTGCCAAGACTCATCAGGGGATTTACAATTTAATTCCATGTGAACAAATTTTTTCAAGTTCATCTTTACTTAGAGTATTATAAACGCCGTCGTAAAGATTCCCATTTTTCAAATATCTATCCGGAAGCCGCTTGATAAGTGTTACTACGGCATAAAGATCTTTTGCAGAAATAAGGTACATTTTTTGTTTCCTCCCTGTTTGATTTTGTGTCTTTATTATAGCGTTGATTTTTCTTTTTGTCAATCAGCAGATTGCACAAAATTGATTGAATGTTTTTGTTTATTTTAGCGGTCAGCCGGATATTTCACCGGCTTTCCCGCGTCACTGCTGAGATATAATTTCTAGCAGTTCCGCGATTCTTTCAAGCGCGTTTGCTATGCGCTCCAGAATCGCTTTCATGTTTTCACCTCCCTTGCATGGTTATATGATATCGCAGAATACTAGAAAAGTCAAGCCGTTTATTATAAAAATATTGCACAAAAAAGTGTGTCTGATTTTATGCAAATTGATGAAACGGATATAAATATAGAAAATCCCGGCCAGCTATGAAGGCCAGCCGGGAAAATATCACATAATTTTAAACCATTCGGCAAATGGCGCTTTATAATATCCGACAACGTGCTCGACATCTATCTCCGTCCAACGTGTCCGGCGCTCGAGCTTGGCGCGGTATGCAGTGCGTTTAATATCGGACTCCACTTTTTCGGCCTTGCCGTCCTTTACCATGATGCGCATAAGATATATTGTATCTGTGTTATACTGTTTATCGGCTTCCAGAATTGCAGCGCTGAGCGTCTTTGCCTCAAGTTTGCGATATTCACTTGTAATCGGTTTGTAGTTCGCGCGATAATCAATATAAAGTACGTATTTCATTGTAGTTAACCGTCCTTTTCTTTAATTTGTATCTATAGAATACACTAGAACGTTGCATTTGTCTATTGACATTTTGCACAAAAATTATATTCTTGAATTGTATAAAATGACGATGGACTATTCTGTTCAAATGTAGAAAAAGCTATAGGGCCGTTGTGAGGCTCTAGAAGCCCCATAGCGCCGTTTTCAGGTCAAGACGTGAAATCATACGGCAAAGAAAAGTATTCCGTTATACACTTTTCATGCAGTTTGATTATTAACTGTTTTGATAACAAATAGCTATGATATGCGCCTAAAAGTTAGAATATATTATAATTATATTGATTATTGTATAGTTATGATATGTATATACTGCATGATTATTCATTCATTTCTTATTAGTACAATATCTTAATAGTTATATAGATATAATTATATCGATATTGATTATTATATATTTTTATCGATAAAGTTTATCGGTATATATAGCTATATGTTGTATTGATTATAATAATTACAATATAGTTACAATGTGTTGCATAGTGATAACAGTATATTATATCAGTAAAAATAACGATATAATGTATTGATATAAAGATATAGATATTGTATCTAATATAGCATATTAGATGTTAGAATGTTGATAATAAGATTATAGGATTTTTGATAGTATGTGAGATAGTGAGGTGGATTATGTTTACTAAAAAGCGCATAATGTGTAACGCGCGATATATAACTGTCATTATATATCAGTTGATTTTATCGTAGTAATTACTACGATTTTTCGAAGTATGACCAGAAACCGGGCTAGAAATGTTACAAAATTGTTACAAAATCTGAATATCGCCGGGAAAGTGCTATTTTCAGGCGTTTTTACTACTAGCAGTATTTTATAATACCGGGGGCATGGTTATGGATGAGACTGGTAGAAATGGTGAAAATTGGCATTTAGCACAACAAAACACATAGCCTGTAATCATATACATTCTATCTATAACAACAAATCAAATACTGCGCACCTTAACGTAATTAAAAAATCAATCCAATAATTTTAATTAAACTTAATGATCTAACATATAATTAAACCAAGTTTTAATTATTCATAATTTACAATTTGTTAACAAATAACAAATAAAAATATGGTATAATTAGATAATGATAAAAAGTTGTACAATCGATGATACTAATATAATACGCTAGTATTATTATAGTGTCACGCAATGTACAAAAATTTTACATCAATGTACAAAAAAATAGAAAGGAAGAAAATATGACAAGCAAACCAAAATATCTACCATCCAACGAAGACAATAAGCTAATTGACGCTCTTATTAAAATAGAAGGGCGCGAATTGAAATATCCAGAATTATGCCGCGCATTAGACATCCCAACCAAATCTGGAAACACTAAGATTTCCCAACTAGATAAAGTTCGAAATTATTGTCAACTAGATACTCTAGAACATCCAACCAGATATATTGTCCAAGAGGTCTATCCTGAAGCAGATGCCCTTATCAATGAGCTAGATAAAGACTCATATCAAGCCGCATTTGAAGCCGCCCTTTATCAAATATTTCTAAAGACAAATTGCGCTACCATATATGCGTCAACCAGCAATCTGCTCAGAATGTTCCAAGAGGTTAACGATAATTTCAGCTATACATATAGCCAAGCCGTAGAAAATTCAGAGCATTATGGCTATATGAGTTTGGTCAACGGCGTTATATATAACATCCTCGCTCAATGGACTAGGCGCAAATTGCTGACTATGAAGAACCGATATGTCATTGACCTGAATAGGGGCTATCGGCTCTATAAGCAGCGATACAATCCAGAAGGCAAAGAAACATGGCTCGAAACATACGATGTGCCAGAAGATAGCCCCGATCATCAGACCTGTCTTTCTATCTATTCAAAAGCCGTCAATGAGATTATGCCACCAAATTGGGGTAAAGTCATAGACAATAGGGTCTATAAGCCATATGTGTCCACAGAGCAATATAAGGCGTTTGAGGCGCGACTTGCTCAATTAACCTTAGAGGCATTTGGCGGTGAATATGTCAAAGTAAAAGAGGTCTATATCATTAAGCCAGCTACAAAGGAATGGATAGCTAACCGGCTATTAGACGTCTATGAGCATTATCCCAGCTTTGAAAAAATCAATAAAGAGGCTTGTGCTAAGATTATTCAGACCAGTCAGCTTAGTTGTATCACTGGCAAACAGAGGCGCGAATTTGTTGACATCAATATGAACAATAAACAGAGTGATAAGCTCAAGGATTTAGTCGCTAGTGAAAAACAATAAAAAATCTGCCCCAATTTATTCTCTACATATATAGGGTCTCGGGGCAGATTTCATTTTATTCTACTGTATTACAAGTTGAACCTTCATTATAAATGAATGGCGGGTCGCCTGTGTTCACATATGTTAATCCATTGTACTCGTATTTTTGACCAGTGGGAATTTCGGCGCTTCTCCAATTTGTCACAAATTGCTTATATTTGCATCCTAGCGTCGCTTCTACACATTCGGGCCAATTCGAATTTTCTCTCAGTTTTTTACATTCTGCTTCAGCTCGTTTCACATCTTCACTAAATTTGCAGATACGCCAATTCGAGCATACATCGCATACCGATACCTCATTTGTGTTCATTGTAATTTTCATCCTTGTCTCACCACCATCAATGTTCCGCGCAAAATTCCATCATCTCCATATTCATATTTTATATAATCACCCATTGCAAGATGTCTAAATATTTGTTGTTTTACATCTGTTTTAGCCATTGGTTGACTATTTGTATAATCATAAGCTATATATTTGTATCGATTCATGTCAACACATTCTTCGATTTTTTCAATAGGTTTTTGTGTCTGAATGATAGTTTGAGTATATTTAGCACAATTACTACATGGCGCAACATAACCACCCAGCTTTCTAATCATCTAATGCTTGAATTTAGTCCACATTTTCTCCTTCTTATAGTTACAAAATCCATTTGGTTCTGGGTCATCTAATCCAAATGGATTAAGACAATATGGTACATTTTCGTCATTTAATCTAAAATATTCACAATCCTTACATCTCACAACTGGCACAGCATCAATAGTTGGTGCTTGATCAATCAGTCCACATATATCATCTTTACCATAAACCAAGTCGCAAACACCACAATCACCAGGACATTCTTTGCAATGAAACACCTTATAAGCATCAGCATCAATCAGCCGCATTTATCAACCCTCCATATCTTTTACAGGATTACCGTCTTTATTGGTAAGCACACACCAGCGTTTTACATCTTTCCACTGAATATAATCCATACAACTCTCTGTTTCCCAACATTCTAACAGATTATTGTAATAAGCGACAATAAAATCAGCATCGTTATATGAATACAAACTATTTGGAGTTTCTTTCATTTGTAAAATATGATATGCTCCACCAACAGGCCACGCCCTATCTTTAGATGGATACCACCCATCATCTTTAAGTGTTGGATAATGCCAAATCATTATCAACTCTCCTATTCCATATCTCAATAGCCATTTCGATTGAATACGCAAGTCCAGATGTTGCACAGCATTTATCACATACGACATTATATGCCCAGTGGTGACCTTGGGAATCTATGATTGCTTCTGAGTCAAAATTTATAGACGCTCTGCCGCCGCAGAACGGACATAATTTTAATTCAACCATTTCCATCCCTCCTATTCCATGCCTCTATTACATCAATTTTTCTAAAATAGAACTGTGTCTCTACGTTACAATTTGAGCATTTAGCATGATACGTTTCGCCACTATCCCAAAATGAATCTTTTATTCTAATAATGTCAATCGATTTACAGCCGCAAAACGGACATGGCTTCAGCTTAGTCATTCTTCTTGCCCTCCTCTATACGCGAATTAAGCCATTCTTTGATTTGCATCGCGCAGGAGCAGCAAAGCTCAATATCAGGGGATTTCTCATGGAACGCGCTTCGTACATTTACATACGTCGCAGAACTTGTGGGGCGGAGATAAACCCCACAGCGGTCACATACTCGTTTTGTTGCCATCCTACTACCCTCCATTTTAATCTTCTTTTTCAAGTTTATTTATGTAATTTTCAATAATTTTATTAGCTTGATTTGCTATATTAACCAATCCACCAAGCCCAACAACGATATTCCACTCATCGGTGCCAATTTGATAATAGTCACATCCAGCACATTCAATTGACTTGATTTCTATATAATCTTGAGTGATGTATTTCATTTAATCAATTCTTTCTTCAGCAATTCCATCAGCCGTACTATAGCAAATATGCTTAATTCCTAATTCTTTTATATATTTCATGCAAGCAGGGCATGGGCGCGCCATTGCTTTATTGCCATTTGCATATTCACGATATACATACAGTGTCGATTTACTAAAATCAATATCCAGATATTTTACTTTGCTCAACGCCCTGATTTCAGCATGAAGCGAATTTACCACACCGCTCTGGTTAGGGTCAAATTCACGCTCTGCATTAAGCCGCTTTTGCAACGGGCTTGTTTTGGTGCTATTGCATCCTGTAGCAAGCAATATGCCTTTATAGTACAGAGCTGCGCCAAGATGGTATCTTGGAAATTCAGATTCTTTGCTTGCTCTACAAGCTGATTCAATGCCGCGCTTAGTTCTCTGGTTCATCTGGCTCTTTATACTCCTCATCAAGCCAATCAATCCAACATTCCATACATGATTTGAGAATGTCGGGACAATGATGATGAGGACATGGCTTTAACATATTTGTAATAATTTGTTCTTCAGGTTGGTTCATCAACCATTCACGATTGGTCATTTGTTCACTCCGTTCTCCATCTTCGCGCCACAATGACAATATGGATATGCTGCCGAGACGCTTTGTGGAGCTTCGCCAAAGAAATCATTACCTACTGTCACCGTTCGCTTGCACTCCGAGCAGTAAAAAACAGTTTCAATCGAGCGGACATTGCTTACGCACCACCGCCCATGTACCACCGGCGCAACGTCGGCGGAGGGAAACTTTCTGATTTCTGCAAATGCCGCAGCGTAATCCCCGGATGTCCGTTTTATGATTTCAAGCGCATCATTGCGCAGAATATAATCAGTCATTGTTCGTTTACCTCGCCTTTGATTAAATATTTATGACATTTGCAGATAATATCAATGGCGCTTTCTGCTGAGAAGCAATCAATAATATGACACCCGTACCGCTCAATATCATCCGCTTCAGCTTTCTTAAATGCCTCAACTGCATCATTAAGTTTAATATAAACAGCCATTATTTGTCCACCTCATATCCCAATTCAATTAGTGTCATAATAGCATAATTAGCCATATCAAGTAGCGTGTCCTCAATCTTTTCGTCTTTGACTTGAGCATCATGTGATACGGCAAGCGACATGAGCCGATTCATCTTATCACTAAGACGTGTCACAGCGCTGATAATTCCGAGCTTTTTGTATGTATCGCCAAACGAATCCCCATAGTCATGATTCTTTGCTTTATATACCTGATTGAGCTTCTGGCAGATTGCATAATGCTGCACCACTTTTGGTTCAATATTCGGCTTGATGGTATCAGGCTCTTTGCCGCAACATTTAGCTTCGGCATTTTCACAAGCTGCTCGGCTAATGTCTTTAAGCCAATCATAGCATTTGTCAAGCATATCGTCACTCATCTCGTCAAAGATACAAGCGTATTGATCTGTAAATTCAATAGTATCTTTATCATATTTTTTCATCAATTCACAATGATCGCAATCATCAATGCTATCACAATAGCGATTAAGAATTTCTTCTCTTTTACTTCTGTCCATCTTTATTCATCCTTCACTGTCCCATCTTCGTCGAGTTTGGCTTTAACTGGTTCAAATGTGTGATATTCAATTTTATCATTTTCTTCTGTTTCCCAATCACAATCAGGATTGCTACATCTATAAACATGAATTGGTGGAAATGTAGCTACACAATAATGATTTAATTGACCACCGCATTTTGGACAAGTATAAATAATCATTTATTCATCCTCCATTTCTTTCTTCGCCATTCTGACAATATTTACAGCTTCTTCTTTTGTTAAGTTATCGTCAAAAGCATAACCCACATTTGAAATGACTAAATCGAGGCCATATCCACCATCCAACGGGTCGATATAGATATTGTTTGCATAATACCTAAGAAATTCCTCAAATGTGTCGAATGAGCCAATTTCATAATCGCTGTCGCCACATTGCTCACAATACAATTCATCAGACGGGATATAATCATCTGATGTATAAAGCCCTCCAAGATGGCTTTCATATACATATACGCTCATTTATTCATCCTCCTCATTTTCATCACAATCTTCATCTACAAAATGGATATCTACGTTAAAAATTTCTTTTAGCACATCAATAGCTTCTTTTGGCTCGATGCGGAAAAATTCTCTATCAGGGTTGACCCGCTCCTTGTCAAAATATTTATGGATATTATTTTCTAGCTCAAAGCAATCATCGCTAAACACAAAACAATGAGCGTGAAATGGCTCAGGAAGCGATGAACTTGATAGTTCTTTTATTCTGATGCTAGGATTCAATCTGCGTGTACACCCAAGCTTGGTCAATCCGGGCAGACTTGGTGATGTGATTACATATAGCCAACCAGCCTTGCTATGCGATTCACGATAAGCAATAGAATCAAGCCGCTTATCAATACCAGCTAATTGAGACTTAATCCTATTACGCTCATCATCTGTCAACGCTTTATCAAACGCAATATTCATTGCTTTCTTTTCTTCCAGCAACTTAGCGCGTTTTTTAGCAATATCAGCAAGCAACTGCTCTTGTTCTCTCAGTCTGCGCTTTTCTTCACGGATTCGAGCTTTTTCTTCTTTCTGCTTGACCTTAATAGCCAAGTTAATATCAAGCATATCAAGCCTCGTCTTTACATATTCAGTATTGAGCGCCAATCCAACTTTATTTGCTTTAGACTGATAAGAATTAAATTTATTCTTAATCAATTCTTTGCTTTTAGCAATATTTCCTGTTGTCACAGATTTTTCTTTGCTGTCAATATATCCTGACATAGCATAGCACAATCCGCGCCCATACACATCCTGCATTTCCTTACCGCGTTTAGCAGAATCATTAAGCGTATATACTTGCTCAATGCGATACAGGCCAGTATTCACAGCGGATTCAATTTTGCTTTGCAACTCATATCGCTTATGCTCAAGGTCATCTAGCGAATCCTGATAATAGGGGATATTATAATCCTGCATTTCTTCAATGATGTGAATTTTGCCATTTAGAGCATCAAGAACGGATTGGGCCGCTTTTGCAGATCGCATGGTGTTTTCATATTGATGCGCCGCAATTTGCCGATGTTCATCATAATTATCAATCTCTGTTTGCATACTAGAAATATCCGCTTTGAGTTGAGCAATTTGTTTTTCAAGCTCTTTCTTCTTCTTGCTCAGCTTGAAAATCTCGAACACGTCTAGCCGCCTCCTTACCAAAAATCTTGTCTATATGCTTATCAAAATCTAATGGATTATTGCTCTTTGCTAAAGTTTGCTTAGTGCTGGTATTATATAGCTCGAATTGCCCATTGTCGCAATCATTGATAATCCAACTAGTATCACCATATTGGACTATGGCGTTAATTTTCTTTGTTCTTGACATTATATAATTTCCTTCCGCACATTGGACAATAATTCAAACTGACAATATCTTGAGTTTGTAAGTCATCATTTTCGTCAAATGCTCGAATACGAAGCAATCCATTGTCGTTGATAAATCCAGCTTCTATACCGCTATAATCGCTTTGCAATGGCAAAAGGTATCCTTTTGTGCAATACATACAACTCATTTTCATTTGTTTCACCTCACGTCATGATTATATCATATCAATTTTCACTTGTCAAGCATAATTTTTTGACAAATTGATTTTTCACATCAATTTAACTATTATCTATGAATGTATATGAGTAGATAATAGTTAAATTGTAATTATATATACTAGATATTATAGCATAGAAAGTATGTAATGTCAATAGAAAAATTTTTTATTTTGCTACTTGACAAAGTGATGAAAATATGGTATAATATAGTAAATAAGTAAATACGTTAGTATTTACTTATACATTGTTTCTTTCTTTGGTACTTTCTTTCTTAGAATTTTATAGATAGGAGATAAATATGGAAAATAATAACGTTGTATATAAGCATACAAATTTAGAGAACGGTTTGGTCTATTATGGGATTGCTGAAAATTATGTGACAAGATGGAATGATGGCTTTGGATACCAAACAAATCAGAGATTTTGGAAAGACATAGTGAAATACGGCTGGAAAAATTTCAAACATGAGATACTTGTAGAAAATTTAACTCGTGATGAGGCAAGATTTTATGAAGGTATGCTAATTCAGGAAACAGGTTCGTATCTTCCCGAGAATGGATATAATCAAAATCTTGGTGAACATATGAATTATCGAGAAGTAACACTCGATGATATTAGAGACGATATTGTTAAAGCACAAAGACCAAGAACTGGACGTGCGGGTACGCCGGTTGTTTGCAATGGAAAGACGTATTTGACTATTGCTGAGCTATCCGAAGAAATCAACGAAGATGCTGGTGTGCTTGCTCAAATGCTCAGCCCTGCTTGCACAAGAAAAATGTTTAAAATATATGAAGATATGGGGCTTAGATATGCCACAGAAGATGAAATTCTTGCCTGCGTGAATGAGCGGATGGAAAGAGATATATTAACTTGACAAATAACAAAATATATGATATAATAGCATTAAGCTCAAGGAGGTGGTAAGAAATTGTGGAGCGAAATGAGCTATAACTGGTATGTGTCGGAAGATACAGAACCAGAAGTGTGGGATGATAAATATGAGCCAACTGAGCGTGATTGGGCGCTTTGGATATATGGTAGTTCAGAGAATGAATTAGAGGTGATTTTTTGAGCCTACAGACGCAAATTTATTTGCATTCAGTAGATACATCGTGTTTTTATGATGACAATGAAATGACACTACATAGACGGCTCGTTCGGTTGTATTCGTTGCGCAAGAGATGGAAGGATGATGGTAAACCAGATTGGCGCATCAAGTCTGTAAATCGTTTGCTCAAAAAAGAAAAGGCGCGATTATCTGAATTGCTTGATGACGCAGTGAGTCGAAATGTAACTAGAGAATTGCGTCAAGATACTGTGACAGATAAGACGGTTGTGAATCTATTTGAATCCGATTTAACGCGCAGCTTAGGGCTTGATCCTTTCAAGTTGACCGATGAGCTATTTATCATTAACGTATTTTTCTTTCAAGTGTTTAATAATCTAGTTCATCAAGGGTTTATCTACAATGGTGAAAAATATGTGTTCCTTACTGCATCAGCAGGACAGATCAGAACGAAACGAGCCGTATTCGTTAAAGAATCATCGTTTAAGCGCATTGAGCAAAAATTGATGTGCGGTTTGACCATAGACGAAATCAACGAGCGGGGAGGAATGAACCAGAATAAATTCCTTGCATATTTGGCGCTTATGAACTCTGCTACAGATGTTTGGCAAGATTTCGATATTGACAAATCAATTGTGGTAGATGATTGGGAAACGGCTGTTCCGGGATTAGTTGACCATATTGATGGTGTGTCATATGAGATTCGGCGCGAAATGACAGAGACGATTATTCCCCATATGGACGGATGCGGCATTATGCTTGATGAAACAACAAGAATGGTGCGTATGCCATGGGTAAAGGGATTACTTGTTACATTTCCATTCGATAAGTTTATTAAAGAAAAATGTGGCGGTGAAGCAACAGTAACAGATATTTATGGCAATGAGCATAAAATCATAGAGGAAGATATACGGTATATATTCACAAAAAGTCAATTCAAGCTATGGAAATTTTATGATTCGTGGGATTGCTATAAGGTGAGATTTAAGAATTTTGGATGTAACGCTTGCTATTGCAACATAGAAGAATCTTATATTCCAAAGAGTCGTATCAACTATCAGATGCTACAGACATTGAGCGATATGACTGATAATGAGATTGACCGCATCATTTCTAAGACGGCGCAAGAGATTGATGATGTTGGCAAGGATTATCAAGTTACGATGCGGCTACTTGGCGCAACAGAGAATAATCGGTATAAATCAGCTATGCAAGAGGCGTTGTTGATATATCCTGAGCTATTCAAGGATTCATATAATCGAGAAATTCTGAAGCAAACTAAAAAGAGCTTAGTTAAGCAAGCCAAGGGCGGGCGGCTTAGAGTAAATGGAAAATATCTTTTCTTAGCGCCTGATCTATATGCGTTCTGTGAATGGTTATTTTTAGGAGAGCAGAATCCACAAGGATTGCTTGCGGATGGTGATGTATATACAAACCAATATCGAGACGAAGAAACATTGGCTTGTTTGCGTTCACCGCATCTATATCGAGAATGGGCAATTAGGACAAATCGGCGCAGCTTAGAGCTTGACTATTGGTTTGGTGGAACTAAGTGTATATATACTAGCTGTCATGATTTAATCAGTAGATACTTAATGTTCGATTAGTTAGTCGCAGTCGAACCCTATGGAAACATAGGGATATAAAACGGTGTGAAGGCGTAAATGCGCCATGTCAGAAATGGCAACGGGGAAAGTGAGTGCAACCCCGTAGGAAATAGAATGAATGAATTATTAAACTATAAGGAGGTGGAAAAATGTATAAAGAAGGAATTTATTGCCGTTGTGCATATCGAGTAAATGAAAATGGAGATTGTTATACACAAAATGGCAAATTTGAGTGGGTACATAGAGAGTGGCGATATAACAGTGATGGGTATGCTGTTGTATCAGCTTGTGGTCTAAAGCCAGACGGTACTAAGACATTCCGCTCACTTCATGTTCATGTATTAGTTGCGAGAGAATTTGTTGATGGATGGTTTGAAGGCGCAGAAGTAAATCATAAAGATTTTAACCGTGCTAATCCTGCTTGGTGGAATCTTGAGTGGTTAAGTCATAAAGATAATATTGCTTATTCGCATAACGCTGGTAATTATAAAGGGCGGTTTGGTGAGGACAATCCAAACTATGGTAATGACACGCTACACAAGAGATACGTCGCCGAGCCTGAATTTGCCAAAGAAAAGCAGTCTCGGCCAAGAGGACAAAATGGACGTTCTGTGAAATGCTTATTATATTGTCATCAAAATATGTGTTTTGAGCATTGGTTTGATTGCCAGCGCGACGCAGTTGATTTTCTTATTGACTATAATGTCGTAAAATCAACTTGTAATAAAGAGAGTATAATTAGCAAGCTGAAACAAGAAGATGGATATAAGGGCTGGCATCTTATTCAAGATAAATAATTCATTCATTTAAAACCTCTATCGACTATCGAAAGGATATAAATCAACCGTGTGGGTTGATTTAGAATAACTGAGTAGAGTAGGAAATGGGTGAAATTCCCATCTCCGAAGCGCACCGAGCCTAAACGGGAAACCGCATGGTTATGATATAGTCAGTAACTCCTACGTGCGACGGAGATAAGGCGCTTGTAGTCAAAGACCGTACTTTGTCTACAGTTGCCAAACGCAATATGCAAGATATAGTTCCTTTAGCATACGATCTCAAAAAAGCTAAGGGCGGCTTGTTAAATCCAGACAGTATGTATAATGGAATGGTAAATGCTTATACTAAGGGAAATATCGGGCCGGTTAGTAATAATATTACAAAAATATGGAATAGTGGTGAAATTACACAAGAAGAACTAGATGTAGTAAAATGGCTTTGTTTTGAGAATAACGCTGTTATAGATTGCGCTAAAACGCAATGGCTACCAGAACGACCGAAACAAATTAATAACACAATCAAGAAATATACAAAAGCTCGTGTTCCCAATTTCTTTCAATATGCCAAAGACAAAGACCCAGATACCCAAGTAGAACCGTCCAACAATTCCACGATGAATCGTATATCAGCCAAAATTCCTGCTTCCAGAATCCGCTATAATAGCAAGATTGGGAAATTCGACTGGACGATGCTGATAAATAAATCAGTTGATTATACCACTAGAGAAAATTCACCAATCGTCGAACGGTATAATTGGTGGATGTGGAATCAGCGCCGATTTGATTATGGCGATGACCCGCATATCAATGAGGACGATTTATATAAATATCGCTGCATTGCACAAGATATAGTGGAATATAGCAATAAGCCGCTAGATGTTGTTGTTAATAGCTTAGTTGCTTATTTATATACGGTCAAAAAATCAAGCAATAAGAAAATGCTGTGGGCTTGTTTTGGTTGGACGATTGTAGAGAATTTGAGAATCAATACGGCGCAACTCAATCCAATTTGTCCCATTTGCGGAAAGCGGTTCACGCCGCGTGATATATGCCAACATTATTGTTCTGAGGAATGTTATAAGAAGGCAGATAATCAGCGGCGTACTGAATCGCGTGAAGCCCCACTTGTCCGCACGGGGGATATGTTAAAATAGTAGGAAATATATGGACAAAATGAACTAACCACAATATGTTGTGGCAGACTAATAGGGAAAGGAACGATATAATTGCATAAAAATAAATATCCTCGGCTTGGTAAAGCTGATATGAGCAAAGAGCTACGACGGCGCACAGGTGTTGATTCTAAAATCATTGAACTAGTATTAAGAAACTATCATGACATCATTCGTGAGACGCTACAACATGGCGTGGAATATTCTTTGCCAGATATTGGGGTTATTACATTCAGAGACCACCCACCAAAGCCAGCTGGCGAATATTGGAACGGATTCCAAAAGCGTCGTATGTACTATCCTGACAGAATGGGATATTATCGACTAGAGTTTAAGGCTGAGAAACATATGGCTAGTTATGTAAAAGCTGGTACATTGTATGGTAAAGGCCCGACAAAAGAAGAATGGGATGCTTGGGTGTTAGAGAATTATCCAAATAATCCTAAATTCGCTAAGGAAAAAGAAGATGGCCGAACATAATAAACTGAATCAGGAATTTTATGCTTATGCTGGTGGATTGCTCAATGTATCGCCCCAGACTGCCAAGAAATACTGGATGGGGTTTGTTGATACTATTATTCATATTCTTCATTTTGATGGTAAATGCCAAATGCCAAGCATAGGCACATTTACACTGGAAGAATTGCCTGAGCGCAAAGTAATGGCTAAGAACGAGCAGGGTGAACTTGTTGAACAAATTAACCCAGCTTGGTTTAAGATATTATATAAGTACAACGAGGATTTTCTTAATAATGTTAATGGGCGCGGCGTTACAAAGAAATATCGTAGGCGCGTCCGCGAACGTAAGTTGACACCAAATGATCTCAAGCTGATAACTCAAGCTGAAATGGAACGAACGGCAAAGCGAACATTGAAGCAGATGCAAGATGACCGTATTGAGCAAGCAAAGCAACAGAGTTATGATGATTTTATCAATGTAATCAACAAGAAAAAAGAAGATTATGAACGGAAAAAGAAGGAAAAGGAACAGAAATTGAATGAATCTACAGAAGATACGACAAGCGACTGAGCTGCTAGATAGCAAGTTGATTGACTTACAGGAATGGACGGCTCGTTGTCTTGGTGAAGATTATAGGGGCGTTTGGAGCGAGGAGTATTTGCGGCGTTGTGCCGTATTTGTTCGCAATATGCTAAATGGTGCAGACGATTATGAATCAGATGAAAAGGACACTAATATTCTATCACAGCTTAGAGAGGCTAAGCAGGAACTAGAGAAAGAACGTAAGAAATTACAGAGTGAGAATATTCAATATGTTCAGAATAAGAGATTTGACGCAAGAGCAGAATTGATTCAAGAAAAGATTGCTGAGTCAATTAAGAACCTTGAGCCGTTTACTATCCGCGAGTTCAACAAGTTACCACAAACGAATGTAAGTGGGCTTCTTTGTATTTCTGACCTTCATGCTGGTTCAACATATGAAATCAAGGGTGCATATAATGAAATTGTAAATAAGTACGATTTTGGCATTATGAGGGCGCGGCTTGATGGGTTGCTTAACAAGATGTGCAATGATGATAACTGCATTTGGCTAGATGACATTACGGTTGCTGTGCTTGGTGATTGCGTAGAGAATATTCTACGCACATCTAGTCTAGCTAAGCTGAGAGAACCGGTTATTGATACAGTTATCAAGTTGTCTGAATATCTAGCTGATTGGTTTGTTGAATTGCACGACCGACTTGAAATTCCTGTTAATGTGGTGATGGTTGGTGGTAATCATGATGTGTGCCGCCCATTGACCTCTAAGCCACAGTTTGAGGAGGAAAATCTAGGTAAAATCATTGTATGGTATCTACAAGAGCGGCTAAAATCAGCAGATGGAATTACTGTAGACGATTACACAGATTGCGCTATTAAATACATTAAGAACAATGCAATCATGCTTCATCATGGAGATGGCGGTGATGTAGCTGAAACAATGCGATATTTTGAAAATTTATATAATATTGACATTGACGAGTGCTATGTTGGACATCTACACCGACAAGAAATGAAGAACGCTGGTATTACTGAGTTGGGTGATAAACTGTGTTGGCGCGTTGGCTCGGTATGTGGTGTTGATGGATTTGCAAAGTCTATTCGTAAAGCATCAAGACCGTCTTGTATGTTTACTACATATTCAGAAGATGGTGCAGAGTGGCGTAAAACATTTTATCTTTAATATTGACAATCAATAGATTGTGTGATATAATACAACCATGGAATTGCGGCTAATATCTGCGGATTTAGTCTTGGCTTGGGGATGTGTCCTACAAGTTCCATAATAGAGGAAAAGCCTGAACGCTTTTCGCTGTCATATGACAGAATTTATCTTATCGGTAGCGTCAGTTGCAAATGGCGCTACCACCCTTAAATTGATTCATTCTCTACTAGGTGATAGCTACGGCTGTGTTGATCATGCTTGTGGGGCGATTGACCCACCTAGCAGAGTTGAATATAATCGAGCCGTAATCTGCAATTCAGCAGAGCCTAATACGAGCATGACATTGGTTGTGGCGGGCTATGTCAATATAGTATCGTAAACTGTATCGGCTCAGTTTTCATCTCGACCACGCAATCTCTAAAGTATCCCGTTTAAGTGAGCAACGGCGAATCTGTAAATGGGCGTGTTGGAGATTTATAACCGACAAAATCTTATTCATCCTGCCTTTCTCGAAGCCTTGCGTTTATACGTGGGGTATTGATGTAGAGAGGGTGGGTATTCATCTCATGTACCATGCGTACAAGGAGTTCTTGAAGTCGTTAATAGCGGCTTTTGCAAAATCCTATCCTAGACGATAGGCGTATATCAACAAGTGTGTTATACGAGCGTATGAAGCATAGAACCGGGTTGTCTTTCGGCAATATGCGGACGTTTACATTGGGTTTTCAGCACACCGCAAGGCAACAAGAAAGTGCTGACCGACTATGCGGTAAAGATGGGACAACAGGTATCATAGGAACCGATGACGAACCATATAAAACATAACAGTGAGTGGCGCTCGATACCGGCATGCGCTTGATAAATACCGGGTATTAACGAGTCCCTAGGTAAGGACGCTAAAACTGCCTGTCGCTACTACTCATTGGCGGCTATGAATATCCGAAAGGAGGTCACTATTCTCTTGAATTATCCACTGGTTTATCCGAAGCATAATTAAAGAAAGGATGGTGGTCAGAGCCCATTGGCTCATATCTACAATAAGCCCAACTCAATGGGAACTGTTGTTTAACTGAATATTGTACATTGACAAATACGAAGCAGCTGAGAGCAATCTTGGCTGCTTCGTCATATTTATAGGAAAATAAACGGAACGGAAAGGAATGAGAATATGTTTTGCCCATATTGTGGCAAAGAAAAGCAAGATAGCCAATTCTATAAAAGCCCAATCAAAACGGGCGAATATATTAAGCCATGCAAATCATGTGTGACTGAGCTATATAAACAAGCTCTTGAATCTACTAAAGACCAAGGCGCGGCATTATGGTCAACTTGTATGCAGACTGGCATTCCTATGAGACGGGCTGAATATACTGCTTGTCTTGACACCCTAGAAAATGCAGCTAAAGGTAAAAAGCCTAGTTTATTTATGTTGTATCATACATATTTGTCTACATCGCCAGATAAACTAACAGGTGTGTGGGATAGTGATATGGAGTTGTCTAATTTCAAGGATTTGGGCGATGTTGCTAAAGGCGAAACTGATGAGGTGGCGCTAAAAGCAAGGTGGAATCGTCAGTGGGGCACTGATTATGAAGAATGGGAATATCAGTGGCTCGATGATATTTTTGAACGATATACAGAAGAAATTCTTGATATGGACACAGCTAAAGAGATGACATATAGAAATCTATGCCAAGCCAATCTACGCAAATTCAAAGACCCTACAGATAAAGATGCTGGCGATGAAATTCTTAAATTGATGAAGGTGCTAAAACTAGACCAATTTAAGGAAAATAAGCAGAGCGATACTGAAAAATTTATAGAGCGCATGGCATGGAATATTGAAAATACAAAACCATGCGAATGTGAGGATTTGAATAAGTATAAGGATTTTAGTGGATTTGAGCTGACATGGAAAGATATTTTAAGATGTTGTAAGAATTTGGTTGGGGGCGGGCGCGAATATCCAGATTTACCCTCAGATCAAAAGAGATGATGGGTGGTGATATAGAATGAAAAGTCAGATGGGGGGCTTGAGACGCAAGTTCCTTGGAAACCACCTAATTACGGCAAAAGCAAAAGAAAACGCAATGAAAGATGCGCAGAAAGAGGAAAATGCTATAGAGTGGCTGACTTTATTCTAGTTACGCCGAAATTGGCATATATATGTTGATTTAGTTCTTGGTATCAAGTTGCGCCCATTTCAGATGATAATGATATATCTGATGGGCATATCAGATGTATTTTTTGCAATATGTTCTCGTGGCTTATCCAAAACCTTTATTGTAGGTCTAGGTAATATTGTAAAGATGAATCTTTACCCTTACACAGAGGCTATCATTACATCATCAACTGTTGCACAGGCAAACAAGATGGTTGAAGATAAAATAAGAGACGAGTTGATTAAAAAATTATCTCCTTATCTCTTATATATGTATGAGCATGAATATTTGGTTATTACTAAACCTGAAGATGGTTATAGAATAGAGAATAAACTTAATGGCTCGACTTTGCGTGTGTTACCATGTCAAGATAGCTCCCGTGGTCCAAAAGCAACAATTCTTACATATGAAGAAGCCCGTTTGCTCAAAAAAGGTATGGTTGATTCCGTCTTTGAGAAGATGGCGCATCCAAGACAAGCCAAATATCTTAGCAACCCTGTATATGGCAATAATCCCCGTTGGAAAGAGGAATGTCAACATATCTATATCACATCTGCTAGATATAAGTTTGAGTGGTTTTGGTTATTATTCAAAAAGACATTTACTCGTATATTTACCGACACCAAAGTAAGATGCAATATTTTTGCCGGTGATATATTTATGGCTATTGATAATGGTTTTAAGACATGGGCTGATTATTGGAATGGCAAGGCTGGCGGCGAAATGGACTTCAGAATGGAAGATTTGAACGAGATGATTTCAGAGGGCGATGATGCGTTCTTTAATCTAAAGTCATTCAAAGAGAACCAAATTATTGAGTGCTGTTTCCGTCCGCCTACGGCATTACAGTTCTTTGTTGGTGAACGACCTGACTTCCCAGAAAAGAAAGAGGACGAAATACGCATACTGTCAATGGACTTGGCATTTGCAAACACCACTGGTTGCACAAAGAACGATAATACAATCATTACTCTTATGTCGGCTCATTGGGATAGTAAAAAGAATAGATTTGAGCGCCATGTTGATTATATAGAGGGGCATGACGCATCTGATACAATCGGCGCATCTGATAGATTTAGATACCTTAAATGGGTATATGATGCAGATTATTGTCTATTTGACTCGCGTAGTGGTGGTGAGGTAATAGCAAACCACCTTACAGAACCATTACCACGACCTGATTTGGGCGCAAGATGGGATTCGCGCGGCTTTGGATTGGCTGATAAATATCAAGTTGTATCTCAAGCCAAGATAGATGATTATCATAGTCGTACCGTTGATAAAAATGCTGTACCATGCTTGATACCGATTATTGGCACCCCTGAATTAAACAGTAGTGGTTGGTTGTCATTACGCAAGCAGCTCGAAACCAACAATATGAAATTCCTTATTTCTATGCAAGATTATCAGAATGAGTTAACAGATAGCGGTGAATATTATCAATATACTGCTGAAGAATTAGCTAATCAGCTTGAGCCATATGGTCAAACTGATATGATGGTTATAGAGGCAGTTAATCTAAAGAAGGTTATTAAGCAGGATAAAATCAAACTAGAAGAACCGCGCACAGGAACAAAGGATAGAATTGTAACTATCATGTATGGCAATTACATTATTGATTTAATTGAGAACGCATGGCAACAACAGTTGCAAGAAGATGAGTTTGATTTAGATTCCATCCAGCTTGTTTGGTAATATGACTTGCCTATGAAGCGGTGGCTATGTTGGTGTGTGGCCGTGGAGGTACTACTAGGGTTGTGTGAAATCCAAGTTCCAACTTAGGCTTAATCAAAAGCTGAAAATAAAAACACTCAAAAATATAAAACAAAGAAAGGAGGTTGAAGATGCCAAAAAATAATGAAGATGTAAAGCTTTCTAAAAATGACCTTCAGGACATTATTGATTTTAGTGCTGGCTTGATGGCGGTTGATAATTTCTACTCACCATTTCTAAGCAATCAGCTATTGACCAATCTCAACAATAATCCGCGCTTACCTAATGCAGAGGCGGTAAAAAAAGCGCTCAATGACTATAAGAATAGTGGCGCTGATTTACAGGGGTTTGTAGAATTTGCATCAGCGTTTGATATGATTTTCAAACGTACTTTATATTCTTATGCAAATGCGCTATCTTTCGACCTTCAGATAACGTGCAAAAACGCATATACAAAAGGCGACTATGAATCAGAGGAATATAAGAAAGACCGGCAAACAGTAGATAATTTCTTAACTAACTTTGACTACAAGAAAGAATTTTATAATGTTCTGCTAAATGTCTTAAAGCGAGATTCATATTTTACTTGGTTTAGAAAAACTAAGAGTGGCAATCGTGGTAAGATGAAGTATGCTCTACAAATCATGCCGCAGGATTATTGTATGCTCACCGGGTATTTTGAAAAAGGGTTGCTGTGGTCTTTTAATGTATTGTATTTTATGCAACCGGGCGTAGATATTGAGGGGTTTGATCCAAGTCTCAAAAAGACATATCTTGATGCTATTGAGAATGCAGAGCTAAATTATAGGCCGTCTGCGCCACTCGATAAACGTACTGGCAGTTATGCTCTATGGGCAGATGTATCACCACTCAATGGTGCTTATGCTTGGAAATTTTCTACAGATAACTTTGCTAACAATCCATTCTTATCACCATATGTAGCGAATGTTCTACGCAGTGATGAAGTTGGTGAATTACAGTATAATAAAGACCTTATCTCTGCGGCTGGTATTCTAGCTGGCGAGATTAGATTGTTTGATTCAGCCAAGTCAGGAACGAAGGCAAATCAGTTCGCCATTGACCCGAAAACGCTTGGCGCATTTATGCAAAAGGCAGCTAATGGTCTAAAGAATACTGTCAAATTGGCAGCTATGCCGCTTGAGAATATTAAGTTTTTCCAGTTTGAGGACAAGAATCCAAATAGCTACACAAATGAGCTAACTACAACAGCTGGTATTGGTACTGGCATTAGCCGTGTTATCTATTCATCTGATAAGATGAGCAATGCTGAACTAGAGGCGGCACTTAACGAGGTCTATCAGACTATGAAGCCAATGTATGCTCAGTTCAATAATTTCCTTGATTTCTACGTAAATCAAATGACGAGTAAATATAAGTTTAAGTTTGAGTTCGTTGGTTCTAACTATCAATTTGAGCGGGATGCCCGATTTGATAAGATGATGAAGATGGCTGATAAAGGGCTTGTGCTCAATTTGTCTGCATGGGCTAGTGCTATTGGTATGAATCCTGTTACATTTGATAGGATGCTTGCTGAGAGTAAATATACTGGTTGGATTGATAAGTATTCAACTATGATGCTTAACGCTAACACATCATCTTACAAAGATAATGAGGGTGGGCGCGAACGCAAGAACGATAGAGACTTGACCGATTCAGGCGAAGCAAGCCGAGAAACATTAGAGGAATGATATTATGATGTTATCAGAAAGAACAAGTGAAGCCCTAGATATTCTAGTTGGGCAGTATTTTCAGTTGAATCGCACATTCGACCGTTGCGTGTCGTGGATGGAAGTAAAATTTGCTATGCCTAATGCCGCAAATATTATCCATCATAAGCTGGCGCATCTCTGGCCGCTTATGGCTGATACTGTAAGTGATTTTAAGCATCAGTGGAATATTACCACATATTATCCTGAGACGCGCGGCGATAAGCGAACATATGATAATCTTGAGCAAATGATGGATACTATGCTTAGAGAAACGCTTGACTTATATCAAGTTATTAAGCAGACGTATTATATTGCTAAAGAAGAAAAAGATTTTAATGCAAATGCTATGCTACAAGATTTGATGGAAGATATGAATAAAGTTGTAGCGCAGATTATTCTATTGGATGATAAAGCCAAACAAATGCCAACAGAATATGATGAATATGACCGTCATATTGACAGTTGGGGAATTATTGGGTTGGAGGATTATCAATGATTATCCTTGGAATCCCAAAGAATCCAGAAGATTATTTCATTGCTGATAGCGCCTTAGCATGGGAACTTGATAAGGCTGGCTTTTCGGCTAAATACTTAGATGATGACGCGCATTATTATAAGCGCAACGCAAAATTATTAAAATGGCTTAAAAAGAATGGAATAGAAGGATAATACGCTAGAAAGGAGGAATCTATGATTGGAAACAATCAAGAATATTGCCGCAATTTTAGGAGCAATCCTTTCTTTGTCAGCGGTCATTACCTTATGTTGCAAACCCATTAAACTATGTATTGCGAATGCTCTGAAAAAATATCAGAGTGAACAAGATGATAAATTAAAGCAAAATACCCTCAAGGCGACGCTCAAGAGAATTGAGAGTAAGCTAGATGCAACTGTAGCATATACAACTGAGGCGTGCCGTGGTGAAATCAAAAATATGTTCTATAAATATATAGGCAACAAGACACTGCCATATTATGAAAAGATGCACATGTTGCATATTGAGGATATTTATGTCAATAAGCTGCAAAAGAATCATTATACTAAGGGGCTTATTGAGGAAATGAAAACGTGGTCTGTTGACTATACTGGTGTTGATTCACAAGATGTCAATTAACCATATATTGGCGGCTTGGGCATAGTGCTCTTTGGGTCACCGTAAATTGGGTGAATACCCAATTATATCCTTGAAGAAAGGAGGAAGATGATTGCAAAAAACAATTAAATTTGAAGCATCAAGTATAAAGCATATTGATATGAGCGAATATGATAATGACGATTATATGATAGGTCGGACGGCATTTTTATCAACACGTCCAAACGCGCATGATATTGTGATCCCAGAAAGTGTACTCAGAGAATATGCGCCATCCGTGCTTGGTAAATGGGTCACCGCTGAGGTTAAATTTAATGATTGTACTACACATACCAACGGGCAGTCAATCGTTGGGATTGTACCAAAAGAGCAGGATGTTGAGTTTGTCGAAGCTGATGACGGCTATCTTGATGCTTATGTTGATTGTATTATCAGTAAACGATATGCTAAAGAATATTGTAATGTTTTCTCAGAAGATGATGCGCAACGCTCTGTAAGCATTGAGGCTACATTCTCAATGATTGATGAACATGAATGTGATGGGTTTAACATTAAAACAATCACAACTCTTGGACGAACTGTGTGCCCATCTGTGCCTGACGCAAATATTACAATCGTTAGATTCTCAGAGGAAGATGCGGAGAGCTATTACAGCAATCTACATAAATCTGATTCTTTATCTAATCTAAAGCAATTTGTTGAAGAAAGGAAACAATCAATGGCTGAAAAGAAAACGTATAAGATTGACAAGTCCAAAGAAGCCATGTCTACGGCTGACTGGGGCGATTACGACAAGGCGGACATGAGAGATAAAATCATGGAGGCTAAGAATCGTGATACGCTTGTTAAATCTGTATATCTACTCGTAGAAGATGGTTGGAAAGATGCGCCATCTGAACACCTCAAGTACCCAGTTATGATGCTTGATGGTGACACATTCATCTATAACCGAAACGCTCTGAGCGCTGCACTGACATATGCAAAGCAGAATGATGAGACTGAGGTTGTAAATAAAATTAAGGCTATCTATAAGAAGTTAGACCTTGATGACGATTCTGAAAGAAAGGAGGACAAGAAAATGGCTGAAATTGAATTTAGCGCGGTTGATATTGGCGATATGTGGGGTGGACTATATAGAGCCATGCACGAAGCTCGTAATTGGGAATATGGTATTCAGGGTATTTATGAGGAGGACAATAAGAAATTTGCTATCCTTATTGATGATGCCAAGAAGCTATATCGGCTTGATTTTAGTCTGACTGAGGACGGTTTTACTCTTGCAGATGAGGTTGTTGAGGTCAAGCAGGAATTTACTGAGACTGATAATATCAAGAAGTTTGCTGAGCCTGAGAATGTTGCTGAATATCGTCTAGCTGATTGCGATGGGCATGACGATGATGACCACGATGATGGGGAGCATGAGGAAGAAATGTCCGCAGACGAAATGAAGGCAAAGATGGCTGAACTCGAAAAGGACATTGAATCCCGTGATAATATCATCATGGAAAAAGATGCAGAACTAGAAGAACTGCGCAAGTTTAAGGCAGAAGTTGAGGAACAGCGTAAGGCTGCGACTGTTGAATCTATTATGGCTGAATGCAAGGAATATATGTCTGATGAGCAGTATAAAGAAATGCGCGAAGAAGGCATGGCTTGCAAGATGTCTGAGATTGATGGTTGGACAAATAAGGTCAAGGCTGTATCTTTCTCTGCTGTAAAGAAGAATGTAAAGAAAACAAATGATGGGCTGTTCCGTTTTGCGGCTCCTATCGACAACAACAAGAAATCCAACTCTGTTTGGGATAGAATTTAACTAAATTTATAATTAAAGGAGACTATTTAATTATGGCAAAGAATCATGCTATTTTCAATGGCACCCACTGCGCTTTCTGGGATGTGGATGCTTATAATCTAGTTGGTATCGCTGCTACTGATATCGACAACGCTACTTTCCTAACCCTAGGCGACATCAAGCTCAAGGATTCTACTGGTGGCTATGAATTTACCGTTATTGCTGCTGCCGCTGGCGATACTGGTGACCTTATTGCTGGTACTCCTGCTGTCGGCTATGGTGTCGAGGCTCAGATTTTTGATGATCCCCGTTATTTCACTAATGAAGCTGGCAAGCCAATTTCTGTAAAGCGTCTAGTTAAGGGCGACGCTATTGAAGTTGATCTTACTGCATTTACCGCTGACCCAACTACTTCCACTTATGCCAAGGTTGGTGCTAATGGTAAAATTACTGGCTCTACTACCACCTCTGACCCATTCAAGATTCTTGGCACTCATACCATTGATATTGGTGGCGAACTTGTCAAGACTTGGATTCTCATGAAGCAGTAATATTCAAACAATTACTATATAAATAAAATATAATTAAAGGAGACTATTTAATTATGGCAAATATTATCACTCCAGAACTAGTTCAGTTTGCCAAGGGCAATGCTGATTTCTATACCGCTTTCGCTGATTATCATAACCATAAGGCCGCCACTGAATGGGGCAAGTCTATGGGTGCATATGACCAGTCTGTTTCTCTAACTGAGAAGGCTGAGAAGGTTCGTAATGCCTACTTTGCAGAGATTGAGAAGGTTTCCAACTGTCCTCTAACTGCTGAGAACCGCGATGCTTGGATGGCAAATCCTGTTGTCCAGTGGGCTAATTTTGCTGTCATCAACGCGACTGTCAATGTCGTTCTACCCGGCTATGTTACCTCCACCTTTGCACCTTTCGTCGATTTCCGCACTGTCGGCTATGCTGATATCGTCAACCTAGCTATTCCTCCTAAGACTCTATATACCGTTTCTAAGGGCGCTAAGGGTGAGCGTACCAGCTTCCGTCAGAAGAAGTATAAGGGCAATGTTATTCTGACCCCAATTGAGCACATCATCACCACCTACGTTGATATGGCTCGTGTATTTGCTGGTAAGGACGATCTAGCTGAGGCTGTTCGTGCTATCGTTGTTTCTATCGAGCTTGATATGAACAAGGAAATCGTCTCTGCTCTATCCACTGGTCTTGGCGATGTCAATTATCCATCTCAGTTTGTTGAGAATGGCGCATTTGATGCCAAGAAGCTCGTTCAGCTTGCACAGCGCGTTCAGGCTTATAACCAGATGGCTAAGCCCATCATCCTTGGCACTGCAGCTGCCCTAATGAATGTTCTACCTGATAGCGCTCTTGGCTATCGTATGAACATTGATGGTAAGGAAGGCGTTGTCTCTTACGTCAAGAACTTCTATGGTTTTGATCTGTATGAGCTACCTCAGGCTCCTACTGGTGGTGCTGACTTTGGTATGGCTCTAAATGATAATGTTCTATACGTTATCAGCCCAGCAGTCAATAAGGCTATTGCTGGTGTTATGAGCACTTCTATGACAAACTCCAACCAGTTCTATGAGAATGCGGATATTAGCCAGAACTTCACGATGCGGAAAGCATACGACTTCCAGTTCATCACGGCAGCATACGCCGGTATGTACACTATTACTGACTAATAGTAAATATCTATGAGAGGGGTTAGAAATAGCCCCTCTCTATTTATAACGGAAATAAGAAAGGAAAATAAAAGGAATGGCAAACACTACTAATAAATCTACTACAACTACACCAAAGACGACTACTAAGAAAGAAGCCGCACCAGCAACACCAGTTGTCGATACAGAGAAGGAACAGCTTAAGGCGCAACTTGCCGAACAGCAGAAGCGCATGGAAGAAATGATGGCGCAGATGCAGGTTCTTATGCAAGCACAGAGTAATTCTGCAACAATTCCTACAAAACCTGTCAATTCAAACAAGCAGATTACGTTTATTAACTTAACATCAGGCGGTCTTAATCTGCGCGGCACTCGTATGCACCATATTGATAAGCAGTTTGGTTCTAAGAGCGTACAGGAATCTGAGGCTAGAGTTATTGTATCCAATATGCCAAATAGCATTGCAGAGGGCTATGTATATATTCCAGATAATGAGTTCCTAGAATCTTGTAATATGGGTGGCGTATATGATGGTATGCTCAATGATGAGCAGATGAAAACGCTACTTAATCAGGACACGAATTATGTCTGTGATGTATTTGAAAATGCAACAGATTCTCAAAAGCGCATCATTATTGATATGGTGTCTGATAGACAGCTTAACGGTAAGCCTGTTGACGCTAATATTCTAGTTCGTCTTGGCAAGCTGTCAGGAGTAGATTTTTTAGATATTGAACCCCTTGATGACAAGGAGTGATAAATTATGGCAACATCATTTGATGTTATTGGACAAAGAGCATTAAGTGTAATTGATGACTATAAGTTGCGCAAGCTATATGACGCAAACATTGAGCTGTTTCACGACAAGATTGATGGGTGGACTATTAGTTCGGCCGCAAAGTTTATAGAATGTGAGCAATCCTTAACATACGATTCAGAGCTTAGACAATTTGACTCAGATTTAACAGATTTAGAGATTCAGATTCTTGCCGAATATTGGGTTATATACTGGTGGCGCGGCGAGACGGACGTAGCAACACAGATTGCGCAAAAACTTAAAGTTCCATCGTCTTTCCAGATGGATGGCGTATCCTCGCAGAATTTCAAAGAAAAACAGAACGTCATTGATAAGCTAGAAGAAGATGTAGATAGGCTCATTCACGACAAATACCAGCTCTTATATCTATCCTCCTATAATTATTAAAGAGGGGTGGATATATGAGTAGAACAGACAAGCAAGATAAAATTCATGCTTTATATAAAGTCCTGTTGTTGTTTGAAGATTTAACTAGCTTTGAGCCGACAATCGAAGAAGCTGACTATATAGCATATTGTGAGCGGCTATCTGTGCGATTTAGGGCGGTTGATGGTGAAATCGCTGATACATTAGCAGGATTAAGCAAAATGGGGCTTGCGCTTACTCATCCTATTATTCGTTCATGCGTATTGCGCATGACGAACAGAATTGAAAGGATGGGTGATTGATATGGCATACGAGATGTTTCAATATCAACCAAACCCCAATGATTATTACCGCGATTTGACGCAAGAATACATTTGTGCACAATGGGATAACACCTCTGCAAAAACGCCTGAGAATGGCGGCGAATTGCTAGAACAAAATGAAATAGGGTCTAACGAATATAGCTGTGTTCAAGCATGGGTTGCGCCTACTGTGGCAACCACATCAACCGGTCAAAAGGATACCATTGATTTTTTACAGCTAATATTTAAGGATATTGACCATTTTGTTGTTAGGGGCTTATATTACAAATTTGACAGCAATGTTTGGATTGTCCATGATTCTGGTAAATTTGATGGTTTGTCTCGTGCTGTTGGTGTGCGCCGTTGCAACAATGTTATGCGGATTAAAGATGAGGCCAATGACGTAATCTTTAGCGCCCCATGCGTTGTTGATTATGATATGCAATCACCATCAGCACAGGTAAGCACACCCATCATTACGCCGAATAATCATGCTGTCGTTATGGTTCAGGGAAATGAGGATGTATATAGACTATTCAAGTTGAATACTAGATATATTCTAGGTGGCAGACCATTCAAGCTGTTATCCTATCAGAATGCAATCAACTCATACGGCATCAACAAGCCGACATTGCTTACTCTTGAGCTATATCTTGATGAGGCTCATGCCGGTGATGATATTGCGAATCAGCTTGCGGATAATAGCTCTGCTGATTATCCAATGGATGAAAACGTGCCATTTCCAATGGGCTAAAGGAGGGCGGTTAGATGTATAATTCATTAAGTCGTTTACCGACAATACCATATAATATCATGGTATATTTAGCAAAATCGACCGACCCTATTGCTGAGACATTTTGGAAGATGTTGGCATATCAGGATTATAATGCGTTGAACCATGAGCCGCTTACATTTCAACAGAAGATGAAGCTCATATGGTTACATGGCAAGCAAGATACATATAGTGTATTTTTAACTAATTTAATTGAGGATGCTATGGCTGAATCCAAGCAGATTGTTAAGATATATCAATATTATATCCATGCCTCTGAGTTATATACTAGCACAGTAGTCTATGCGTTTGATTGTTTATATGGCGGCCAGATGAGCCTAGTTGAATATAATGGCATTCCTGTTAATCGTGGCGATTTGTTTATCCATTGCATCCTTACTCTACTGAATGGAGTAGAAGTTGGCGGCGTAGGCAAGCTTACATTCTTGGATGATATGAGCCGATATAGTGCGGCACGGTCAACAATTGGCAACAATAAGACTTTTACAGGTGTGCAGTTATACATGGCTGTTGATGTTGGCGATGCTGGTACAGAGGATGGTTGCCGTGTTTAATCCGAAGTCGGACTATTATGTCTACAATGAGCTTTACTTTGCTTATGATAAGCCTGTACCATATAAATTAAGGAACGGTCATGAGCTTCAGATATATCCTGTAAAATTACAGGATTCTTTAATCTTTTTAACAAGTTGCGACTTGTTGACCATAGATAAAAATAGTCTTGGCTCTGTTGAGATTATTCAGATGTCTTATCTCAAGTATATCATACAATATAAGCTAAGTCAAGAGGATGAAGATGCGGCTAAATATGAGCGACAAAAGTTGACAAATATTTGCATCCTTTGTTTTCATATGCAACTGCCATTTATTCTGAATGACGATAGCGGTAAGCCGTTCATCGGTGACGTTGGTAATAGCGAGGTCAAGATATATGAGAAAGATTTTGAAGATATTCGCCGCATTGTTATGTACCAAAATATACTTGACTATGATGACGAATATATTGACCCGGACTTAAAAAAGGCAATTGAAGAAACTAAAGCAATGAGAGCCGCAAAATGTGCGCCGATTTCGACTGAGCGCAAAATTGCTATTGTCGCGGCTCATACGGGTTATGATAAAGAAAAGCTCCATACTATGACATATCGCAGTTTCAACCTTCTATTTAATGAGGTATGCGAAGAGGTGGATTTCTTAACGACGCGGCCTATTGCCTTGTATGCAGGTAAAGCCAAAGACATGGAGCATTGGATTTACAAGAAAAAGAAAGATAAATATAGCGACTATATCATGACGCTTGAAGATTATAATAAATCTATGGGCGGTGATGGTAAAGTCGCAGATGGTAAAATAAGAGCATCAAAGAATATGCCTACTGATGGGGCGACTTTAGATGCTATGTATAATATGAATACTAACTCAAAATAACTGAGGAGGAAATGAAAATATATGGCTAATATTTTTACGGCTGGCCCTGCAAGAGCACTATTCTTTTATGGCCAGCAACTAATTGGTGTTGGCAAAACACTTTCAGATACCACCTTCGATGCCTCCATCACGGGTGAGGAAGTCCGTGGTGGCCCCGGCAATCTACTCTATGGTAAATATTTCCATGATTCCAATCTGAATATTCAGATTACTGACGCAATGTTTAACCTACAGTATGTCGCAGCTTCTCTAGGTGTCGATGTAAATCAGGGCGGTGTCGCTCTATACGAGTCTGCAAAGGCTGGCGAAACTGTTGCGGCTGGCGGCAAGATCACTCTAACTGAGACCGCTGTTGCATTTGATGGCGCTATTCTAGCTTGGTATAAGAAACCTGCAGATGATGACTGGACTGTTGCTACAGTTTCTGAGAACGCAATCACTATTCCTAGTGCTGTTGCTGGTGACCATTATTGCGTCAAGTATTTCTATCAGAATGAGAATGCTAAGTCTATTACCATCAAGGCTCAGTATGTGCCTAAGACTCTGCACCTCGTTCTAATTAACGACCTATACTCTGGTGATGTTGCTAATGTTGCGGCTTCTACTTCCAAGTATGGCCGTCTCATTACTGATATTCCACAGTATCAGCTAGATGGTTCTCAGAATCTAACTTGGTCTGCAACTTCTACGGCAACCGTTTCTCTAAACGGCTCTGCTCTAGCACTTGATGATGGCTCTTCTTGTGAGGAAGACCCCATCTATGGTACTATGACTCAGGAAATCTTTGGTGCAAAGTGGCAGGACGATGTTAAGGCTGTTGCCATTGGTAACGCTGACCTTGAGATTGGCGCTACTCCTGAGGCTCTTCAGGTTTATGCTGTCTTTGGTGGCGGTGTTGCCTCTCGTCTAATGGACAATAGCAACTTCACCTTTGCAGTTGAGTCCGGTACGTCTGCGACTGTGGATAAGACTACAGGCGTTGTCACTAAGTCTACTGATACTGGCACAACCGTCATTTCTGCAACTCTGAAGGACGCATCTGGCAAAGCAACCGATAAGGTTGGCTATGCTAACGTTACACAAGCAGCCTAATCACAATTCAATAAACAATAATAATGGGGTAGTTTCGGCTACCCCATTTTATTACAACTCAATATGAGGAGGTAATAAATTATGGATTGCCCCTATTGTAAAGTAGGCGCATATATGGATTTTTGCAAATGCACAAAGCAAGAGGGTGAGCCAATCTGCCCTCATGTATATAGATGCACTAAGCTCCAAATTTGGAAACAACTAGACGGTATGTTGAATTGCCCAATGCGGCAAAATCAAGGCAATGTTAAGATGTCTCGACATGGCTATCTCTATGTACAAGTCGGTGACCAACTTATCAAGGTAGAAAACCCATATGATTATATCCCAGATAATGTACATCTAAGGAAATATAAAGGAACTTATAAGGTAATTAAAGAAAAGGAGAATAAGGAATAATGAAGGATTTTAAGGAAATGGAAAGTATTGAACTCAAGGATTTTGGCATTCGTGTCAACCCATATCTAACCTATGCACAGGTTCAGGCTATTGCTAATAGTGTCTATACTCTAAAGAGCTGGACAGAACGTGAACAGAACATTGATATGCTGTTGCTTATCTATGCAACTAACCTAACGGCTGAGGAAGTCAATAACTACAATCATGAACATTGGCTCAAGTCCGGTCTGATTGATTGTGTTAAGGCGAATGTACTAAATTTCTATGACATCGAGAAGGCTATCAAGTATGAGGAAAGCCCAATGCGCACACTTATGAAGCTGGCTAATGAAATGCCTGAATTTAGCAAGAAGTTGAATGAATACCTAGAGGTGGCAAAGAATGCCAACGGCAAGAAGTGAACAAGAGTTAAGGAAATTGCTCCAACCGGCCATTCAGAAAGCGTGCAATTATGTTGTTCAGAAAATATGGAACGAGAATAAAGAAATCGTCCGTGTTGTAGTATATGAATCTGGTATGCCAGAAGAATATAATCGTAGTATGGGGTTTTTGAATGCGTGGGATTATACGCAAGATACACATAATCCAACCAACAAAGATGGCTATGCAAAATTCTATTACAAGCCCAATAATATGGGGGTAGGTAGTGTAGATTATGGTGCGTCTGATTTCGCTCAACACATTGGTGTGGGCGGTGAATATCGAGGTAGGGATGCGCGATATTATCTAGCTGATATCATTTATCAAGAGAATGGATGTAAGGGCGCTGGCGACCTCTTTGGTGATGGATATTGGCGAAAAGCCAGAAACGCATGGAAAGAGTTGAATGAACGTATAGGCAGACGCAAGATGAAACAATGGATGAAAGAAGGAATGGAGGCGGCTGGGCTTACTGTACAAATGCACAATACGCCGCTTCATGTCGAGGAAAGTTAATATGGTTATATGTGGACTTGATGCAAGTACCTCTTGCACTGGATGGTCTATATTTGATAATGGCGAACTCATTGCATATGGCGCAATCAAGCCCAAGGGTGATGATTGGCATGATAGGGTAATGGGGCTTACTATGGAATTATCAAAAATATTTAGACAGTATCAACCTACTATTATTTATGCAGAGGAAGTGCCACTAAAGAAAGGCGCATCCACCATAGAGAAATTGGGCGCAGTGCAAGGTGTGATTTTAGCATTATGCGCTGGCTTCAAGATAAAGCCATGCTTCTTGATGCCAAGTAAATGGCGTGGTGACCTTAATCTCTTTGATGGTACAAGAGCTGGTTTGCAAAGAGATGTTCTGAAGAAAAAAGCCATAGAGATGGCGAATGAAGAATTTGGCCTCGAATTGGCATGGGTTGCCCCAAGTAGCAAAAAGAATGAGGATGATTGCGCAGAAGGAATCCTCATAGCCTACTCACAAATTAAGAAAAAGGGAGTGTGATGAATGGCTAAAAATAGTAATTACTCTATTAGTGTTGATGTTGATCTTAATCTTAAAGACATTGATAGTCAATTAAAATCTAAAAAATATGGTATCACACTTGATACATCTGGTGTAAAAAGTGCTAAAGATACTATTGATAAAACCGCACAATCAACCAATAATCTTGGAGACGCTACAGAAAACGTAGCCGTTACTTATCAACAGTTTAGACAAGTGCTTGACTTAGCGACAAGTGCGCTAAGTAATATGTATGAGCAAGTAAGAAATCTTGATTCAGCTACAACAGAGCTGAAGAAGGTATCTGATTTGCAAGGTGCGTCACTCGATAAGTATGTATCTAAACTGAGTAAGATGGGCCAAACAGTTGGCCGTACCGGTAAACCAAATCGGTCTGAGCCGGTATGTTGCGATGGTAAAGCAGCATAGAGAACAGCCCCTAAACCCTTGAAAGCCTCAAGAGCCTTATCACTACAACATGAGGATGAGATATGCCTGAGTGTGAATTATTCATTATTAACAATGAATTAGTGCGAAAGCAGAAAGACGATAAGGATGATTCCATGGTTGAAAAGTCTAAAGAATCAATGATAAATAATGTATCATAAAAGGGCAGATTGGGCGCGAAGTCCTGATGAGGGATGTGTCAATCGAATATACAGGGCGACCCTCCAAATATATAGGGTGAAGAAATATTCAGGAAGGGATTGAAAACCCCTTGACAAATTATCTAATATGTGCTATTGTATAGATACTTAAAGGAGGTATCTATTATGGCTTCTGTATTTTTATTGCTTGTATTACTACCAGTCATGTTTTACATTTGGATTGGGACAATCGTCAGTTTGTTTAAAAAGCCCAAAGATAAGAAAAATCAATTACATCATATTGATAGTCGTGCAAAAGAGGAGGAGCGGCGAATCAATGAATGGGGATTGGATGATGATTGGCGTTGGGGGAAATTGTAATGGAGAATGCGTATATGGCGGCAATCGTTGCAACGTTAATTATATTCGCAGTCCTTATTTATCTTTGTTCTATGAGTGGTTATACAACAAAGCGTAAAAATCCAGATAATTATATGGAAATCAACAGAAAGCAACGCGAAAAAGATATAGCACAAGTAAAAATCCAAGAAAAGTATGACAATGATTGGGGATATATTAGATAATTTATAACTGTCAGAGATGGTTGAAGCTGCAACTAACTTCAGGAAGTCTGGATTTAATGATTCAGATTCGGCAATGTTGGCTCAAGTTGCGGCACAATATCAAAATATTGCAGATACGGCTGTTTCGGCTAGCGATGCTGCTGCGTCTATTACATCGCAGATTCGCGCATTCGGTGAAGATGCGAGTTTCGCTACTACAGTAATTAACGCATACAACGAAGTAGCAAACAATTTTAGTGTTGGAACCAATGATATTTCCAATGCTATGGAAATTGCCTCTAGTGGTATGGCTACCTATGGAAATTCTTTCCAGCAGGTAATCGGTCTGGTCACTAGTGGTACAGAAATCATGCAGGGACGCGCGTCTCAGGTTGCGCGTGGTTTATCTACTATTGCAGCTAGAATTGTAAAGAACCAAGACGCGCTTGCAGAGTATGGCATTCAAGTTGAAAAGACAGATGGTAGCCTAAAGAGCACTTTTGATGTATTATCCGAGTTAAAGCCAAAATGGGATGTGATGACCGATGCGCAACGTGTTGCATTAGGTGATACAATAGCAGGGCAGAATCAATATAAAGTCCTTGCCAGCGTTATGTCCAATTTCCAACACGCCATTGACGCAACTAATACTGCGCTAGAGTCTGCTGGCTCTGCCGCCAAGGAAAATGCGGCTTACATGGAGAGCTTAGAAGCAAAAGAAAACGCTCTTAAAGCCGAATTTGAGGATTTCGCAAATCGTGTCTTATCTAAGGATGTTGTTAAGGGATTCTTAGAAGCTGGCACATCAATGCTTGATTTTGCCAACAATGATGTTGGAGCGGCTATTACTAGAATTGGCTTGTTGACTACTGGTATGACCGGTCTTACTGGTATTGCGGGTCAGACCATTGGTAAAATAGCCGAGGTTGGATTACAACTTAAAAATCTTGGCGTTGGCGGTGGCTCATTCCTTGGCATGCTTGCAAGCGGTAAGGTAGCGCTAATTGTTGGCGGAGTTGTATTGGCCGTTACAGCCTTAGTAGAAGTAATCAGGGCGCTTAAATCGTCTTATGACGCAGCACATCCTTCTTTTGAGCAAGCTAATGAAAATCTTGAAAAGACGCAAGATGAAATAAGTCAAACAACAGATAAATTAAAAGAGTATAAAGACAAACTTGCGAAGCTAGATGAAGTTAATGTAGAAGACCGTGGTGCGGCATGGCAAAGTGAGAGGTCTGAACTTGAGTTAAATATTAAGGCAAGCCAATCCTATCTCGACATCCTAGAGCGAATTAAGGAGCTTCAAGGACAACAGGCATATGCGGCAGATAGACCAATCGGATATACTGCGGCTGGTTCCATTGTGAAGAATCAGTTCCAAGATGAGACATATTATGGCGCATATCAGGCAACCGGCGATAGGTCTGTACAGTTATCTGCAAAACAAGCCGATGTTCTAAATGCGCAATATAGCGACCAATATCAAGCATTGACTGCTATCACGCTTGCGCTTGCAGATGCTACAGATGAACAATATAGATACATTGAAGCTGAAGATTTAGCAGAGCTACAGGGTAAATCTCAAGAAGAACAAATTGAGATTATGACTGATATGCTTGGTAAGCTAGGCATTGTTCTTAATACGACGTATGAATCATCTGAACAGGCATTTAGCAACATGGGTGAGCTTGCAAATAAAACTGGCGAATTGTCTCAAGCGCAGAAAGAACAAGCTCAAGCATATATTGATTCATATGGTGAAATTGTTAAGGTTGGCGCGGCTACTAAAGAGCAAGTTACAGCATATGTGGAACTTGCGGAAAAATTGAACGATGTTGACATTGCATCCGGAAATGCTTATGAAAAAATAGCATTACTTGCCAACGTTCTCGGTGTGACCCCTGCTTATGCTCGTGACCTAGCTATTTCTATGGGGCTTATTGACGCTAACACTCGTCCTGCGGCTGGTGCACTTGTGCAACTAGAGAATGGCACATGGGCAGTTGCAGATGGGTTGAATGCTGTAAAGACGGCAAGCGATGGTGTTGGAGAGGCAATGAGCAATATATCTGTTGCCACTTACGATACCTCAACTGCCGCAGCTCAATTAACCGCATTTCTATTTGACCAAAACGGGCAACTTACTGAAGCTGGATTACAAGCATTAAGTGTTGATAGTTCGATGCGTTCTATGGCGCAAGCTGAATTACAAGCACAGCAAGAAGCCGCATCTGCAAATTATAGTAAGCTAATTTTAGAGATTCAAAAAATTGGTTCTGCTGCAATGATTACAGCTGGACAACTATCTCAAATGATGGCTTTGGCTGGTGTTGGCTCCGCACAGGGACTTGTTGGTGGGCTAGCTTCTGGTTCAAGTACAGATATTGAGGGCTTAAAATCTGCATTCTTCCGTTCGTTTGGTAAGAGCGCAGATGATAATGTTGCAGATTTTAATAAATGGGTATCATCTCGTGTTTCTTCCGCTGGACAATCCACCTATGATAAAATCATGGAGGAAACTCAGAAGCGGCTTGATGAGTTAGAGAAGAATTTCCCATCAGGTGGCGGTGGTGGAGGCGGTTCCTCCAGAAAATCAGCTGAAGAAAAAGCCGCAGAAGAAGCCGAAAAGCAAGCTAAGAAAGCCCAAAAAGCCCAAGAAAAGGCCGCTAAGCAATCTCAGCAAGCATATGAATCAGCCGCATCTTCAGCAGAGCAAGCGGCACGACAAGCCGCACAAGCGGCAGAGCAAGCCGCTGAAGAAGCCAAGCGGAAAATTCTTGATTCTATCCAAGAGCTAAAAGACGCATCTGATGATTTCTGGGATAGCAAAACAGACGCTATTGAGGAAACCAATAAAGAGCTTGACCGTCAAAAGCAGCTTGAAGAAAAGCTCAAAGCACTAGAAGAAGCCAAGCAAAAGAAAATCCTACTCTATAAGAACGGCCAATTCCAATATGATAAGGATTATGGCACTATTGCCAAGGCTCAAGCTGATTACGAGGAAACCCGTGATAAGATTCAGCGTGAACGTGAGCTAGAGCAACTTGAAGAAATGAAAGACAACGCCACTGAGATATTCAACGAAATGAAGGATATTGTTCAGAACGGCGGCGATGTCACTCAAGAGATGATTAACAACTGGCTCAAAAATATGGCCGCATCCGGGGCTGATTATTATGATAGCAATAAGAAGCTACTGAATGAATGGCTGGATTGGGCTAAAAATGCGTTACAGACATATGGTCAAGGTGTGGTTGATGCGGTCAATGGCTACGTTTCGACAAGTAGCTTGATGAGTAGCGGAACGTATGGCAGTAATGCACAAGGTATGGTAGCCACTGATACAAATGGTGCAAGATATCTAGCAGACAGAAATAGCGATAATCCGTTATATTGGGATAAGAATGGTGACTTTGTAGGATTTACCAAGGCGTTCTGGATTGATGTATTTGATACACAGATAAAGAAGGGGCAATTTGGTGATTATAAGACAACTGATGCTTGGTTGGGCAATCTACCCGGTACGTCTATTTTCGACGATTGGGAAGAGGTCTTCAAGTATTGGTCTAGCCAAGAACACGCAGATATCTATGCTCTTCAAGATATGGTTGATAGATTCGATGCTGCCAAACAGGTATTCCAATATTATAAGGATATATTTAAGAGTCTTGGATACGATGAGTATGCCAAGATGGCCGAGCAGTATGATAATATAGATTCTAGCAAATATTCTCGTATGGCTTGGCAAATGTCTATGGTGCAACACCCTGACGACCCATTTGGCTGGCGTAGTTATGAACCGGCTTGGAGGGGTACGCGCAGAGAGGATACAGCCGAACTATGGCAAACAATGAACGATATCTTGGATATGATGTGGGCCAACAATTATCAGGGCAATGCTTATGAGACGGCTCTTGGAGAGGCTGAACGAGCTAGTAAGCGCGATTGGCATATCAATCGAATGGATGAGTCCGACCGGTATGAATATGCTACGTTTGACCTAGACAAGTTAAAGGCGGCTCTCGAAGAAAACGAAGAAGCTATTAAGCAATTAAGCGAAAAATGGTTTGAAGCTGCAACCGACCTTGAACGACAAGCTATAGCCGTTGAGGCTGAGTCTCGTCGCAGATTCCGCGACCTAGGCTATGCTCAACTTGGAATAGATACCACAGCTCAATCAGAGGCCGAACGTGCGGCTAATCGTCAAACAAGCGGTAAAACCCTAGATGAGGCGAGACGTGATAAAAAGCTGGCCAACAATGTCGACGCTATCAATAAGACTCTAGAAAAGGTTGATAATGGGCAAGCTATTAGCCAAGGTTACATTACTCAGGCAAAAGATTATATCGCTAAGAAGATAGAGGAAAACTCAGAAAGATGGTTTACTCTATATGACCAGACTGAGAAAGATAAGTTACATCAGCAAACAGAGGAATTGAGAGCATTACAAGAAAAATTGCAGAAAGCTAATGATCTAGCTGAAATCAACAATCTGCTTGTACATGGTGAGGGCTTATTACCTAATGAGAAAGCCGACTTTGAAGACGAAGACTGGAAAGATAACAAGAAATATGACGATTGGGTGCGCGAGGCTGAAGACTTAGATGATGTGGCTGAGGACATTAGGCGGCAAATGGAGTTAAATGCCCAGCGTTGGTTTGATGCTGATGAGAAGACCAGAGATGAGTTGCATAGAGCCAATGAAGAGTTGGCTGAACGGTTGGCTAAAGAAACTGGTACTGACCTATCTTATTCTGGTGAAACCGGTAAATGGTCAAAGAACGCCACAGGTACGCGCAATTTCAGAGGTGGCTTATCTTTAGTTGGTGAGCGTGGCCCTGAGATGCGCATTCTTGGTCAAGGCGATAACGTTATTCCGGCCAATCAGACGGCTAATCTCTGGAAATGGAGCAATACAACGCCACAGCAGATGCTAACAACTCTATCGGCAAGAAGCGGCGGTAGTAATACAAGCTATGCCTTTGATGTATCACGCATTGAGCTACCTAATGTGACAGATGCCAAGTCGTTTGTACAGGGACTCAAGAATTATGCGCTACAGTATAGCTATAAGCGATAAATTTTAATAAATAAAGGAGGGTGGGCAACTACCCTCCTTATATATCTATATGGAGGAAATATAGATTGGATAATAAGGAAAAATCCCCAGAACAGGAGTTAATTGAGTCGATTAGCTTGATGATCGAAAAGGCTATGGGGCAATCAACTACTATGTACACTGGGGTACTAAAATCAATCAATGGCAAAAAGGCGGTTGTGACGATTAACGGCCAAGACCAGACAGTTGCCGTCATTTCTCCATCCGCATTACTTGGTGCAATTACACGGGTATTTGTTCCAAATGGTAATATGTCCAACGCATTTATCGTTCATTCATAATAAGAGGTGAAACAACATGATTGATACAAAACAAATTCAAGCAATGGCTGAACTCCGTAGGGCTTTACAGATATTCGCAACCACTCTATATGCTGATGATGAGTCGGCTATGCAGATTGCAAGTATATATCCAGTATGGGCGGCAGATAAACAATATAAAGCAAATGATGTTATCTCATATGGTAAAAATAGCGTGGGTGACCCACAGCTATATCTAGTGCTACAGGCGCATAAGTCGCAATCTGATTGGCTACCTGATGCAACTGCAAGCCTATATAAAAAGATGGGCATTAGTGAGAGTGGCTATCCTATTTGGACACAGCCTTTAGGTGCGGTCGATGCTTACAATATTGGTGATATCGTAAGTTACAATGGCAAGCTATATAAATCCATTATCAATGCTAATGTATGGGCGCCAGACGTATATCCTGCCGGTTGGGAAGAATATACGGAATCAACTAGTGGCGGTGACTCGGGTGAAACAGGTGGTGGGGGCACAACTGAACCAGAAACACCACCAACTGAAACAATCCCAGATTTTGTTCAACCAACAGGCGCACATGACTCATATAAGAAGGGCGATAAAGTCAAGTTTGAGGGAAAAATTTATGAGAGCCTAATTGACGCTAACACATATAGTCCGTCTGCTTATCCTGCTGGTTGGAAGGAAATAACAGAATAAAATTTAATAAATAAGAGGTGATATAATGGCACTAACAACTCCTATTTTATATACTCAAGTGGCATTTGATGCCTCTAAAGACCAAGCGTTCAAATTCAATGTAATAGGTGGTGACCAAGTAACAGGCGCGACTATTACAATTAAAGATAATGCGTCGTTAGTTACGGCTTATACTGGTACAAGCACCAGCTTTGCATATAGCATTACTGTGCCAGCCGGTTCATTGGCAAATGGGCATTACTATCAGGCTAGCATTGTGACGCATAACGCGGCGGGTGAATCATCACAACCATCTAATACGATTCAATTTTACTGCTATTCAACACCAAGTTTTGAGTTTAGCAATTTACCATCAACTCATATCATTAACAACGCCTCCTATGTATTTGATGTGACGTACAACCAGACCGAAGGCGAAACGCTGAATGCGTATAGATTTGACCTATATGATAATACGGGCATTCTCCTGTCTACATCTGGTAGTAAATACGTATCGAGTGGCGGCTTGCCTCTGACTGTATCATATACATTTAGCGGCTTTGAAGATAAAACGGTATATAGCATTCAATGCACAGGCACAACTGTAAACGGCACTTTGGTCGATACCGGGCTTGTGACCATTTCTGTACAATATGAGACGGCTCGTGGTTATTCATATTTATACTTGACAAACAACTGCGAAGATGGTAATATCACAATTGAGTCCAATGTTGTTGGTATCAACGGCACGTCTTATCCAGACCCACCTACATATGTGGGCAATACGGTCGATTTGACCGCAGATGGCTCATATGTCAAGTGGGCAGAAGGATATCAGCTACCAAATGACTATACTATGAAAATATGGGGTAAGTCATTTAAAGCTAATACAGACCAAACAAAAGAACCAGCTAATATTGTATCTCTAGCAAACTCAAGTGGTGGCACAGTATCCATCTCGTATTGGGAAGATACTGCCAAAGCATGGTATCAGATGCGCGTACAAGATGCAAACGAATTGTATGCTTATATTATAAAATCAGACACAATAACAAAGCCAGCCAACACAGATTATCTATTTCTATGGATTAGATGCGTGAGTGGCTTATATGATCTGAAGATTGAGAATTTAGGCGCAGATTGGAATAGTGGGGAGGTGACGGTATGATTGGTCTACTAGGCTATAATTTTTGTTCTGATGGAAATGCGCTTGACCCTATGCCGACAAGCGTAAATAAAATTACAACGACTACGATTCAGAATGGTATATATGACCATTTTTATGCGGGATATGACGTAACGAGCGATTATAGTCACGCCCTGCCTACTGCATGGGATTTCAATACTATCATGGATTGTAATTTTGAGGACAATATCTCGGCTGGTAATATTGACGATTTGACGAGCGATATATCTGGTGTTAAAATCAAGCGGCGCGAGAAGGGTACATTTGACTGGACAACAATCAAGGAGATTGCCGTTACTAGCATTGATGGCCTGTCATTTATCTTCACGGATAATCTAGCATCTAATTACACTCAATACGAATACGCCTATGTGCCAATCACGGGTCAGACTGAGGGTAGTTATACAGTATCTGAGGTCTATTCTAAATTCAAGGGCGTATTTATTTGTGATGTGAATACGATCTATAAATTCTATGCCGATATTGAATATGGTTCAACTGATAGCGTACAGAAAATTGGCACATATGAGCCGTTTGGCAGAAAATATCCTGTTATGGTGAGCAATGGATTACTCGGCTATGATACAGGTACGGTCAGCGCATTGATTGTGCCTAAGAATTTCACTGAGACTCATGAATTTGATCGTCAGGCAATTACTAAAGAGCGTAATACGCTATTTAAGTGGTTGACCAATAAGAAGCCAAAGATGTTAAAAGACTGGAACAGCTCAGAATGGCTCTGTATTATCACGGGCAATCCTCAGACGGACTATGAATCAAATTATGGTATGGGTATTCAGCGTATGACGGCAGAATGGACGCAAACAGGTGACCCCAAAGAAAAGGCCGATCTTTACGCAAACGGGCTAATCCCACGGGAGGATTAACACATGATTAACATTGGCGCTGAGGATTATAATGTCCTCAAACAGCAATATATCAAAAAATATATACGGCTCGAATTGCTAGATTTTCAATACAACATCGTTGATGAGTTGAGTGGCAATATGACCAAGTGTTCAATCAATGTAGACTCCAATAGCGACTTGCGGCGTTCATGCGATTTGGGCTTTGTGGTTACTACTAGCACATTTGATATTAAAGCCGGTAGCAAATTATGGCTAGATAAATTTTGCCGTCCATACGTCGGCTATGAGAATATGCGTACAGGCGAGATTCAGTGGTACAACCAAGGAATCTATCTAGTCAATAACCCCCAATGGTCATATAATGCGTCAACCAATGAAATATCTATGCAAGCTCTTGACCTCATGAGTAAGCTAACAGGCCTGCGAAATGGCAATCTTGAGGGTATTCCAACTAAAATCGCCAAAGATGAGAATGTACGTGAGGCGATTATCAAGACGATTGAGTTGGGTGGCTTTACCAAATATATCTGTGAAGAGTGCAAAACCAATGATGGCACGATTGTTCCTGTACCATATGATATTGAAATCGATGTAGGTGGCACGATATATGATATTTTAACTGGATTGCGCGATATTATGCCTAATTATCAAATCTATTTTGATATCAATGGCGTATTCCATTATGAACCGATTCCTCTTGCATATGATGACCCAGTGTTGATTGACGATGATTTGTTCAATAATGTGCTAATCTCAGAAAACATCAACACAGACTTTGAGAGCGTTAAGAATTATGTAGAGGTGTTAGGGCATACATGGGATGTGGATTATTATAGCCCCTCTGATAAAACGACTGTAAGTGGTGGCACGATTACGCCTACTTTTGCAGATTTGAAGGCACTAGAGGACGGGACGGCGGTTGGGATTACATTGTTTACCAATGCAACTTCTGTACAGATTTTACCAGATGGTTATACTCAACTTGAGTATATACAATCAAATGGCGGTGCGCATTATATAGATACTGGATTTAAACCAAATCAGAACACTGGTATTATTGCTAAATTTCAACTATTGTCTTCGACTGGCAATCAAACACCAATATTTTCAAGAACATCAAGAAACGTTGCTTCGTTTGGTGTGTTTCTTGATAGTAATTCTAAGTGGACTGCTGACTATGGTACACTTAGATATACGAATAGTAGTATTAGCGCACAAACTTTAATAAGTTTGAACTTTAATAAAAATGTTGTAAAGTTTAATAACAATTCTTATACATTTGATGCTCAAACATTTCAGGGTTCTTCAAATTTAACAATTTTTGGTATGAACACCGGTGGTACAGTTGCTAATAATGCTAGAATGAATTTTTATTCATGTGAAATCTACGATAACGGAACTCTTATTCGTAGTTTCATACCTTGTAAAAATTCATCTGGCACAATTGGATTATATGACATAGTAAACAGTAAGTTTTATACCAACGTAGGAAGCGGCGGAACATTTACAGCTGGCCCAGAAGTAGAAAAATCAACTGGCATTACCATAAATTACCTAGGAAACAATAAAGTAGTAGATATTGACGATGTACAACTTCAAGAGCTATCTAAAGATACTGAATGGATATTTCAATTTGTACCGGGCCCAAAATTACCAAGCGGATATACAGAATTAGAATACATTCAGAGTAGTGGAACCCAATATATTGATACTGGATTCAAGCCCAATCAAGATACAAGAGTTGTGACTAAATTTGATATGATACAAACAGACACAACATGGAGAAAATTATGGGGTAGTGCTAGTGGAACATATGATCTTGATTTTGCATTATGGAATGATGGCACAACAAAACTGCAAAGTTATTATGGTACAAAAACAAATAATACAGTACCTATAACTAGCATGTCATTAAATGTTGATGCTAATAAAAATATATGGAAGTATAGCGGCGAAACAATAACTTTTGATAAAAATAATTTCACATGTGCGTATTCGATGTATGTTTTCAATGTGAATAAAGATGATCATCCTGAATATTTACCCGGCATGATGAAGTTATATTTGTTTAAAATATATGACAACGATGTGCTTGTTCGTGACTTCATCCCGTGTAAAAATCCATCTGGCACAGTTGGTTTATATGATTCTGTTAATAATCAATTTTATCAAAACGCTGGTAGTGGTATTTTTATAGCTGGGCCAGAAATTCCGTCAATCGAGGACAAAGGCGGCCCATTCTGGCGTTTCATGGGGCATCAGCAAGCTCAAGCAACATCTTATGATGATAACCCGTCCAGTCCATTCTATGTAGGTAATCCAATTGGCTCTAGTTCAGTAGGCCGTATTCGTATTGTGTTATATGGCGGTGAATATGATAATATCTATTCAGATGACTTAGCACAGCAACGAGCAGATTTTGAGATATATCAGCGGTCACGGCTTAATGACAGCATATCAATGGAGACAATACCAATCCCATGGATGGACGCTAATATTGTTGTATCACACAGATTCGGTCAAAAACAGGAGCCAAGCAAATATATTGTTAAATCGTTTAGTGTGGATTATGCAACAGGCGGCACTATGACGATTGACGCTATTTCTTGGTATCCATATTATGAAGAAAGCGAGGTGGTTTAAGTTGGCTACAAATTTTCCTAACCAGACATTCCCTACAATGCAAGATATCACTGCGGCTGATGCAGCGCTAATTAAGCAATATCAGGATTACATGCAAGCTGGTAATATCAATGCAGCGCAGTCCGTATTAGCCAACATTGCTAATCACGATTCTAAGATAATCACAGCCGACCTAATCAACTCTATCCTTGATACATGTGTGGCAATTCAGGATTATTATAATGTACGATATAGCCCAGCTTATATTGTATCTGAGACGCAACCTACTAATCAGCAACCGACCGATTTTTGGTTTGAGGTAACAGGGGTGACGGCATGAATTACCAAGATATTCATCTTGAAGATAAGGCGTTATGGAATCAGCTACAGACGGCATGGGAACAAGGCGATTATACTGCGGCGCTCAATGTCTTGAAGAATGCTAGCCTGACAGATAAGCAACTGAATGCGGCGGCTATCAATGCGCTGGCTACAGAACTGCTTAGATTGCAGAGTCAAGCAGATACGGGCTTTAAACAGGATAAGATTGTTGTCTCAGCTGAACCACCCGCTGATTTAGCTGATGGCAAGGTGTATTTTAGATTGATTGGGCCAACCACGGGTTATAGCGTGCATAATTCTTATTTCATTGAGATTTTACAAAAAAATGGTACTTCATATGATACTCTGAATCCATATATGTATGCAACTGATGTGCAATTGCCGGTGGATTTTCAGAGTGGTGGTCAATTCATGTCGTTAGACGCGATAATGGCTGATATGGCGGGCTTTTTTTTGTAAGCTAATAAGAGGATTTATCTATGGGCAAAAATATTACATTAAAACAATTAAACGAATCAAGTATATATGATGAGCTATATCCTGCTGGAGCTGTTGATTATACCATGTTAACTGAGACTACATCTGCGGCATATGGTGTAGAGAACGGCACAGTTAAGGACGCATTAACAGGTTTATATCAATATATTCATAGTTTAGATGTTGTAAAAATAAAAGTGGTGGACACCAGTAATAATCCGTTGCCAAATATTACGGCTAATGGTATTACAGGTAGTCCACAAAGCGGTACAGACGGAGTAATTAAGGGTGTGACAGATAGCAATTTTGTCACATTGGTATCATCATATGTAGATACTATTAAAACAAAAACGGTTGATGTGTCAAAGTATAAAAATACAACTAGAACGCTAATTGTTACTATGGATAGTGTAGCTGATGGGGCGATTATTCGATATACTAGCTCACAAAATGTCAGATTTTCTAACAGAGTATCCAATATCGATGTATGTTGTGTTGGTGGCGGCGGAGCTGGTGGAGTGGGAACGTATAACGCTAAAAGTGAAGGGCTTGGTGGTGGTGGCGGTGGTATAACCAATCTTGTTTCTTTTGTGGTTAGTAGCACTACTGCTTATCAGATAGTTGTTGGTGCAGGCGGAGCCTATACTGGAACTGTTACAAGCAATAGTGGAGGGAGCAGTTCGTTCGGTAGTTATAGCGTTGCTAATGGAGGCGGCGGAACGACTATAAGTTCAAGTTCGGGTGGTATGGTTCCCGGTAAAGCCGGGGGTGTAGGATGTGGTGATGGTGGCGGTATATCAGATGCTGGTTCAAATACAACTGTGTCAGAATTTAATGATGGGTTAATTTATTATTCTGGCGGCGGTGGTGCTGCGTCTGGGGTTATTTATCCATCATCATCCAATCCAAAAAATGGCGGTAAACCAAACGGCGCAAATGGCGCATGGTTTAATCGTATAACATATAAAACAGAAGATGCAACTGTTGCCGGAATTGGCGGCGGTGGCGGTGGTGGAATAGCTGCGCAATATAATTCATATGGCAGATATGGAGCAGATGGCTCCTCAGGTGGCCCCGGCTTAGTCTCTATTCGCGTTCATCTAAAATCATAAGGTGGATAATTATGTCAAAAAAACATATAACAATTAAAGAATTAAATAACGAAGGAGTATATGACACATTATACCCCAATACATCTGCAACTCAAGTTCCATTAAGTGCCGCAACGTCTCAACTATTTGGACAGACTGGTCTTAATACAGATGCGGCATTATACAAGATTATTGAGAAGCTGCGAACTGATAAAAAAATTACTGTTAGAGTTACAGATTCAAATGGCAATCCTGTTCAAGGCGCAAAAATCAATGGATTACTAAATTCGCCTACTACAAGTGCAAATGGCACTGTAACCGGTGTTTTTGTGTCTGACCCACTTACTATCGTATCACCATATGTTGACGTACAGGATGGTACTGCCAATGGTGCAGATTATGTTGGAACTATTAATATACTAGAGGTAGTGCTACAATCTGTTGCTGAGGGGGCTGAGATACAATATACCAGTTCTACGACTGTGGCGTTTAGTTCAAATGTAGCTTCTGTTGATATTTGTTGTGTAGGAGGCGGTGGAGGTGGTTGTGCCGTAAACTCAGGAGGTAGTTATTCTATGGCGGCCCCCGGTGGAGGCGGAGGCGGAATAGTAAATTCTATTGCGACATCCGTCATCGCTGGAAACAAATATCAAGTTGTAGTTGGTAGTGGCGGAGACCATCCTAATAAGCCATCTACTAGTTATTACGCATTTGCTGCTGGGGGTAGTGGTGGAGCTTCTAAATTTGGAAGTCTTGTTACATCCCCCGGTGGTGGCGGAGGCGGTATAAATAAAATAACATCTGGACAGTGGGTTGGTTATCCTGCTGGTGGTGTTGCTGGCTCTGTTGGGTCTGGTACTGGTGGTAATTATGAAGATGTTCGCCATGGCAGTGACACACGAGCTGACCCCCCACCTCCACCATATGGTAATAATGGTAAGGCTAATACAACGCTATCAAAGTTTAATGAAGGTCAAGTATTTTATTCTGGTGGTGGCGGTTCTGGTGCTGCATATGGTGGTTCTCCAAATGGATCAAATGGTGGCAATCTAAATCCTACTACACCCAACTACGGCGGTGGAGGTGGTGGCGCATTACATTTTTGGAACACTTATAACGAATACGGAAAAACTTATATTCAAGAAGCATATTATAAAGGTTCTAAGGGTGGCCCCGGTCTAGTAGTTATTCGCATCCATTTAAAATAAAATGAGGTAACAACATGAATTATTGTATTGTAGACGAAAACGGCATTATTACCAATATCATCATTTGCGAGGATGATGAGACGGCTAAGAGCCTAGGTGCAGTGGCCGGTTATCCAAGCGCGGCGATTGGCTCACAATATGACCCATATAATTATTATGCCCTAGACGAGCTAAAGAAAAAGGTAAATGAACAGGAAATTCTAATTAACACCCTAACCGGTGTAACTGAATAAGGAGGAACAATAAATGAGCGCAGAACAGATTATCAATGTTATCGTAGCAGTATTGGCAGGACTAGCAACTTGTATCCCACTAGTGCTAAAGCTAGTGCAGTATGTTAAGAAGGCAACCCAAGAAAAGAATTGGGGCGGCTTGCTTGACCTAGTTATGCAACTAATGGAACAGGCCGAAAAGAAATTTGCTGATGGCGCGACCCGTAAAGAATGGGTCATGGCTATGGTTCAGACTAGCGCAGAATATGTACAGTATCCAATGGACGTACAGGCTCTTAGCGAAATGATTGACCAACTGACTAATCTGACTAAGAATGTCAACGTAAAGAAGGAGACTAAGTAATATGGCTGTTTATATCGGTCAAGCTAGTATTGATGAACATGGTGGTATTCATGGAGGTCAAGCTGGAAATCAATCAGGTCGTGAGCTAAATAAATCATGTTGGTATAATGGCGGCTGGACATTGCTGATTCGAGCTAAAGACCCAAAGACGGCTGAAAAAATGGCTAAGGCATGTGAAGCTGGCGTAGCCAATAAAAATATCGGTTATGACCAATGGCAAAGAAACACGCTTAGAGCCGAAGCAAAAAAAGTCGCATGGAATCTAGCTGCAATCAAGACCCCATCTGAGACAGACTGTAGCGCATTTATGGCGGTATGTGCTGAGGCGGCTGGTGTCAATATGGATGTAGCATATACACAAGGCAATGCTCCTGCTACATTCCAGATGAAACAGCAGTGGGGTAAGACTGGCAAATTTGAGATGATTACAGATAAGAAATATCTAACATCTGCTGATTATCTCAAGCGTGGCGATGTACTAGTCAATGAATCCAGACATACCGTAATGGTTCTTAACGATGGGCCTAAAGCCGAACAGATTGATGAAAAGCATGAGGCAAACAAAGCCAAGGTAAAGTCCCGATTTGGATTTGACGATAAGACAATTGAGTTCCTAGATGGTTATAAATGGAATAAGGCGCTAATGGAGAAATTAGCGACAAAGCCATGATGCGGCTTAGCTATAAGCGAAGATGGCGTAAATCCGAGATGGCGCGGACATTAGTAATTTACTGTGTTCGCGCCATTACTTTAATTGCAATATGGGCGGCTTGCCTAAAGACATATGTTGTTATACGTTGGGGTGAGACGACTGGATGCGACCTTAGTGATGTGCTGATATTTACAGCTACAGCATTTGGTGGCGAATTGCTCTTACTGGCATTTAAGCGTGTCTTTGCTAAAAAGAATGAAAATCCAGATACAGAATAGAAAGGATAATATATGATAACCCTATATCGCCCAGCAGGATATGATAATCCAAGAGCGCCAGAATTTATAGGACGCTCTATTGATACCAAACCGACTAATGTAGAAAACGGCGCAAGCTACATTGAGCTAGATACTGGACGTGTGTATCGTTATGACAAAGAAAACAATAGGTGGATTGAAGGAAAGGAACAGCGCCAATGATTACATTAACTAGACCAGCATATTATGACAAACATAGGTATGCTCAATATTGTGGATTGGAAAAAGATGATAAATCAACAATATTAGCAAACAATGGCGACGAATATTATGAAATAGATACAGCTAAATTTTATAGATATAATGAAGCAAGCCATGAATGGATAGAGCAACCGTCAGATGCCGCACCTATTGATACTGGCTTACCGCCTATTACCAGTGAGACAGTAGGGCATTTTCTTAGTAATGATGGCTCTGTGACAAAATGGCAACCAATAGCATCTAAGAATTTTGTAATACAGCTGACTAAGCAAAATGATGATGGAACATACGTTGCAGATAAGACGTTTGTACAGATTAAGACTGCATATGATGAGGCGCAAAATATTGTAATACGCTATGATAGCGCTCAGATGTCACTAATGAGTGTGCAATTTGCATCAAATGGAGATGCTGTATTTCTATTCGGTCATGTTGAAGTGCAGACTGGCGGTCAGCGGATTGTTAGTAGGGCGATTCAATATACGCATAGTGAAGCAAGTGATACTTGGACGGATTACGACAAAGAAGCCGATTTGTCTACATATTTGTCACTAGATGGCGGTGCTATGAATGGTGCATTGACATTAGCTGGTAAACCAACCAATGAAAATCATGCGGCGAACAAGAAATATGTAGATAGTCGTAATCTTGAGGTGAGATTTACTCAAGACATAACTGCTGGTATTACTACACCCACTGAAATTCGTGAAATTACACAAGCTGTTATTGCAAATCGTACTGTAACTGCCACTCTTGACGGTGATACATATATGCTTATGTCGGCATCTGCGGCAGATGCGTCATTTGTTAATGTGAATGGGAATAAAGTATCTATATTGAGATATGATGTTGATGGTCATGCTTGGGCAAAAGAGCAAACGAGCTTATTAGAGTTAAAGGGCGGCACAATGACTGGCAATATAAACATGGGTAGTAACGCTATTACCAATGTTCAAAAAGTTTATGTAGACGGTCAAGCCAATCTATATCTCGGCTCAGTTGTTGAAAAAGCTGGGACAAGCGGCGTTCGTTTAACTGGCACTACATCTAATGAAGCCGCATTTGTCAAACCAACAAGCCAAAATGAATATGTTCCTGTTTTAGTTGGGAATCCTACTGCTCCATATCATGCTGTCAATCTTAGGCATCTAACCGAGCCTATTCTAGCAGATACTCCAGCTTCAGATGGTTGTATATCCAACAAGAAATATGTTGATGACCAAGTAGCTACAAGAGTACCCCTGCAAACAGCTAATCAAGGACAAATCAAGGCGTATGTGCAAAATGGTGATAAACCTGATGTGTGCTTGGTATCAGATGGCGGTATGGCCCTATGTATGGCTCGATATACAGCAAAAGGACACCTCATTGACCAAATTGCGCCTACAGAGAATAATCACTTGGCTAATAAGCAGTATGTAGACACAAAGGTGGCTCAGACAGGTGGTAATATATCTGGTGACTTGATGGTTGGCGGTTCATTAACAATCAATGGAATTGGCTCAGTATTGGGTACTCCCACACAGAATGTCGACATTGTAAATAAGGGTTATTTGGATTCATCTATAAGTGATGTTATCAGAAAGTTAAGCGTTACAGTTGGCTCAAACTCTAGTGTAAATGTGCCGCTATCAAATGGCGCATATTTACTTACTGTATCAGATGATATGCATGGTGGTCTAGTATTTGTATCAGTTTATCCTTCAGGCGAAACAATAAATGGTCTAGTTAATTTGAATAATTGGAAATGTGAAAGAATTAGTAGTGGTAGTGGTGTGACATTAACAAATAGCGCCACATCCGATATGACAGTATATATTACCTCTATTGGAGAAGGAACATATAGATGAAAGGAATGATTGAATATGGCTAATTGGTGCGGAGGCATTAAGCTAGATAAAAATACACTCAAGATTATTGACGGGGTGATTTGTGATGTTGGAGCAACAAGCGTTGACAGAAGTAAAGCAGTATCTACTTGCGGTCAGCTCTGGGATGGAGCATTATTTACCGTGGTTAAAGTTGGCGGCGCTGGTTATATCACTCTACATGGTTCGGAAGGCGAAGAAATTGGTGCGCCTATTATGGGTCGTGGTAATTGCGGCGTTGGTCTTGATGGGCGCTTTTTCAAGGTAATCAATGGCGCTGTTACTCTACAAGAGGGCTTCTTGCTTACTGTTGATGTAACGCCAAAGGATGCTATTATCACTGTGACTGATGTTGATGGTGAGACGGTTGACCCAGTTAGTGGTAATGCCAAGCAATTCTTACTAAGCGGCATTGGTGATACATATACTGTCACAGCTACTAAGACAGGATATACTACTGAAGCCAAACAGGTCAAGAATACAGGCGACCAAACGTTTACTATTGTAATGAAAGCATCTGCTTAATATAAATTTATGGGGAACATTGGATAGATTATTATGTCTACCATGTTCCCCATTTTTTTTACTATGTCAATTTATCTTCACAAGCAATAGCATCCATTAAGCCGCATCTGTATCCATTATCCCAATCGTCTGTATATCCTTTGTTATAACCGTTTGCGTATCCTTGGTTATAGTCGTCTTTAGCGGCTGTATATCCATCCTCATAACCAGAGTCATATCGTTCTTGAGCAGCTTCTTCCTTACCATCTTCAAGTCCATTCAAGTATGCTTCGTCGCAACTTACAATATTAACATCTAGTTCATCATATTTGGCAATTTCATTATTATGTCTATTGCATAAATCTTCTAATGTGGCAACCATGATAGAATCGAGCCGTTTACATAAATATAATGTTTCTGCGCCATCTAGCAATTCATAATAATCACCAATGCGCCTAAATTTCCACATCTAGTCATCCTCCTTCCTCAAAATCTTGGATTGCATCATCATATCCAGCGGCATAGCCATCATCATATGCCTCAAGCACTGTGGTTAATAAATCAAAGAATACCTCTGCCGTATCATCATTTGTTTCCATTTGAAAGAGAGAATATGGTTCATATGGATAAGCAGGGTCAACTAGATGGATACAGGCTTCATCATCGTCAATGTGTAGAGTAGGGATAATCATACGCCAGTTGACCCAAATCCTGCTAGGCCACGCTCTGTCTTATCTAGTTCATCAACTAGCTCAAATTCAGCTTGATAATAATGGCGTAGAGCCATTTGAGCAACACGGTCACCATTGCTGATACGAATCGGCTTATCAGTTGTATTAAGCATGATTACCACAATCTCTCCAGTGTAGTCCTCATCTACAATACCACCAACGCAGATTAGCCCTTTACTAGCCAGACCCGAACGCTGTAGCAGTTGTAGCATATACCCCTGTTCTGGCTGGAATGCCCATCCTGTAGGGATTTTTACTGTTTCATGTGGACTAACATATACTTGCTCAAAATGGTCTGTATTGACTTCCATATGCTTAAAATCTGCATCTGGATTTAATTCAATACATTTATCTACGCGCAAATCACAATAAATATCCGCACATGCTGCCTTTTCGCTACCATAAGTAGGTAGTTTGGCGGTATCTGATAGTTGCTTTGCTTTAATCTTCAAAAAATTAAGTCCTCCTCACACATAATGTCAATATCATATTCAAGAGCACAATCATGCTCAATTAGGCAGCCTCTAGCAACGTGCCAACCATCGCAGAAGAATACAATATCAGCCTCGCTCATTAGCTTGATTGACTCACCTAAATACCATAGAGGCTTAGCATTATGAGGTGCGTCTTTGAAAAATGAATCAATAATCTCAATACGCTCGTTTTCTCTAGCAAACTGCAATGTTAGTCGGCTAATGATATAATTGCGTTTATCCTCAATTTCTTCAGTTGTCTTGCCATTCATCGGCTGAGAGATAAAAATTTTAGTCATTTGGTTCATATCCTCTCTGTGTTAGTTCTAGAAAGCGTGGTAGTGTTTCAATCCAATCGCAGAATATTTGCCAGTCAGGTAGTGGATGAGGACGGCGCTGTTGCAAGATTGTCTTAAGTTGTAGATAGCTAGTGGTCATAGCGGCCGTTAGCTCGAAACCACTAGGAATGTTATATAGCATCTCAAGCCGCGCTTCTTTTAGCGTATCATCGGTGACGGCAATACCCTCTTTGCGCACTTTAACTAGGCGGTTATATTCGTCAATTTTTTCTTGTAGGACATCAATTACTCTTGGGTCGACATAGCGATTGCAACAATCCTTGGGCTTCATGGCTTGTAACTTATGCATTGTAGAGCAAGAAGATACGAAGTCAAGCCAATGGTAACGTTGAGCTTCAGGCCATGCCTTCTCACTAAGTGTCAAATCAAACTGAACAATAATGCCCTTGAGAAAACTATCATGACCTGTACCAGTAGGGCAAGTAGAGCAAGCCTTAATACCATTAGTAAGCTCGGCGGTCAAGCCGTCAATCTCAACCGCCTTTGGATACTTAGCCGCTCTAATCGCCTCATCTAGTCCATATACACGAACATTAGATACATTAGGCAATTAGTAGTCCTCCTCTTCATCATCATCATATTGAGCTAGAACATCCTCTGTGATATCATGGCATTCTACATCTACTAGATACAGCTTGTCGCCATCATAGTAATCAGGCGAATATGTTACCATATCGACCTCTACACAAGTGTTATCATCTACCCATACGCGCTCACCAATGCGAGGGATAATCATACGTGCGGCATGGGTATATGACCATACACGTCCTTCACAATCTTCATTACCATCAATAAAATATCTTAGTAGAAATTCCATTCGTTTAATCCTCCCAATTATATGGCTTGCAGAAATAGCTAATTTCATTTGGCGCAACATATTTCTGTAGCACTACATACATTTCCTGTTCATCTTCTTCAGCATTTATTGGCAAATATACCAAATCGCCCTTATTTGGTTCGCCCATCAGGTCTAGTTCGTCACATGAACAAATCCAGTCTTCATTACCTAGTCTGTCTAGATAGAAATTGATACGATTTTCTGTCATTTTAGTTTACTCCTTCTCTAGTTTGTTCTACCTCATTCATTAACTGTTTAATCATATTATCGAGATCAGACTTGTTTGCACCTAGCTCAAGAGATAGTAAGATTTCATCTTTTTTCTGTTGCTTTAATTTATTTCTTTCTCGTATATCTGCATCAGCTTTACGATATAACGCCGTATCGTAACTTGAAAATTCTGCATGGTAAATACCGTGCTTTGTATGAAAATTAAAATCATCTGGAATATTATATTTAGTTCTGATTTCTGGCAGAATAGAATCTGCATATTCCTCAACCATCTTATTAAATTCTGTCAAGGTATCATTCGCTCTGCTACGTTGTTCGTTTAGCAATTTTTCACTATTTGGCGTAGGATAACAAGCATCAACTGTTTTTTCTACATATTCACGAATTAGCTTAGTTACTTTCATTTAGTCCTCCTTGTTAAATCTTTCATGCTTTACACGCATTTCTACTTCTTGCTGTTTGCCCTTATTAAATGCGGTCTTATAGTCGTTAGTAAGGTAGCCGGTGACACGACGTAGACGCTTAATATCCCTGCTATTACACATTGGGCAAACATCGCCCATCTGGTCACAATAGCCGCAATTCATACACTGGTCATTTGGGACGTTGATAGCAAAGTAAGGAATATCCTTATCCATAGCATAATTAACAATGCCTTCTAGTGCATCGATGTTATATTTAGCAGCAGCATCTAGCTCTACATATGTGATACAACCGGCATTGCTATATCCCGTTAACTGAGATTCAATATCAATCTTCTCAAATGGATTAACATTAATCCAAACAGGAACGTGCATCGAATTGGTAAAGAACTCCTTGTCAGAGACATTAGGAATCACGCCGTACTTTGCCTTGAATTTCTGCATTGATGTGTAGCATAGATTCTCAGCAGGAGTCATATACACACCAAAATTGAGTTGATATTGCTCTTTGAACTCGGCGCATCTTGTCTTAAATAGCTGCTCAATGCGCTTGGCTAATTCCATGCCCTCCGGCTTAGTATGGTCACAACCAATTAGAATCTGTAGTGTCTCAGCAAGACCAATCTGCCCAATGACAATCGTGCCATGCTTTAGAGCCGAACGGATACCTTCTTCTGGTACATATCCGTACATGACATTATTCTCATACATGAATTTAGCTGCTTCTGGGGATTGACTACAAATCCATTCAAATCGCTCTAGTAGCATATCCTTGGCTTCATGGATTTTCTGGTCAAGTAGCTTCATGAAATGATTGATAAATTCTTCTTTGGAGTGGTACTCGCCATCACACAAATCTTCTTGTGCTTCCATAGCCAATGTTGGCATGATAATGGTTACAGGACAAATATTGCCACGGCCATCCTTCATCTGCCCAAATCCGTTAATATCCATACCGTTGGCAGTGCGGCAACCCATTGTGCTAAAATATGTGCGTGGGTCATTAATGTCATATCCTGCATTATTTGACCAGTCTACATTGGCATAGTTAGGATATAGGCGCAGAGATGTAGATTTAAGAGCAAGTCGGAACAGGTCATAATTTGGTTCGCCCGGATAACGGTTCACGCCATTCATACACTGGAAGATTCCACACGGGAAGATGCTGGTACGATGCAGCTTACCAATACCATTGATTGATACGTCAAGCAGAGCCTTAGTAATAAGCCGTCCTTCAGGCAATGTGCAAGTGCCGTAGTTGATACTGGTAAATGGCAGCTGATTGCCAGATCGAGATTGTAGTGTATTTAGGTTATGATACATACCTTCAACGGCCTGATAACATTCCTTAGTAGTCATATCCATAGCGTATTCATAAGCTTCTGGATAATTCTGATATTCATCCCAATCAATTGGTCGTTCCGGCGTAAAATCGTCCCAATACTCGTCCCATTGTTCACGCATACAATATTTGATACCATCTCTGAAGTGCTTATAAAAGCTCTTCCTCACATAAGGAACCATAGTCCAGTCAAGATGAGTCGCACTAACGCCACCAAACTGCTGTAGGGACTGAAGCTGGAAAATAACTGCAACCAACTGGAAGGCGGTGCTAATGCTCTGAGCAGGACGCACATCTGTCTGGCGCGTATTAAACCCATTTGCAAGCAAATCATCGAACGGAATAGACAGGCAGTTATGATTGCCTACAGCATAGTTGTCTAAGTCATGGATATAGATTTCATTATTTTCATGGTTGGCTCGTGCCATTGGCGAGATGAGATATTCAAGAGCAAACTGCTTGGTGACAATTCTAGTAGCTTCACCAATACGCCCGCCAAAGCTATGTTCATCTACATTGGCGTTCTGATTTTCAATATTTTTACCAGACAGCTTTTCACCAACAGCATCCATAAGAGCGGCATACTGGCTTCGAGCCATTTCGTGCAGATGCTTATATTCCACATAAGCTGTAGCCACCTCTTTATACTTGCTTGCCATGAGCTTTTTAATAACAATATTCTGAATATCCTCAACAGACATATCGCTATTCTTTTCAGCAACATCATCTGCAATACGCTGTGCAAATGAGGTCATTTCGTCTGTTAAATTATTAGAATATACGCTATTAAATGCTCGGATAACAGCATTTGCGATTTTACTGCTATCAAATTCTACCTTTCTACCATCACGCTTAATTACAAACAATAAATCGTCCTCCTTTTAATTCTCCTTAACATGGATAACAATATTTGGCTTATTGGTATCCATATCAATTACTGTGCCAATGTGGTCAACATCATATAGCTGGTTTCCAATGTGGATGCGCACTCTACTTTCAATGTTACAATGATTCATAAGTGACAGTTCAACCATCGAATCAATAGCATCCATTACAAACATTACATTACCTCCTTGTCATATATATTATCACGATTCTGTTGATTTGTCAAGCAATTTCTTTAATCTCTTTAAACATTCTGGACAAAGCCAAAATTTAGCTTTACTATCATACGCGATTGCAGAGTTAAACTCATATGCACCGCATACTGAGCATATTCTTGCTGGCGCACCACAAATCTCGCTTACTGGAACAGACGATTTGAAAGTACATTCTTTTAGTTCATGGTGGTTCATTTTTCATCCTCCTTCTCCATCAATTTATTCACAGCATCAACAAGTTCGTTGATTTTATTCAAAATATCGTCGCTTACTGTTCGCACAAGATGATTGTCCGATTTGATTGCATTGGCAAAAATATGCCTGTTGCAATCACTGATTGGCTCAATCTTCTTCTTTTCTTTCTTAGTGAAATCATATGCACCAATACGAACAAAATATCTATCTTCTTGTGGCAAATAATAGCCACAGCTATTATTGTTCTTATCGACAATTACAATATAGTTATTATCTTTAATGTCAGAAATCCAACCAACAAAGCCACCTACTGTCTCAACATAATCTCCTACATGAAATTCATAATTCATTTAGTCATCGTCCTCCTTTTCACATCTTTCACCAAGACCACCTAAAATCATAGCATAAATTTCTAAGAATTTATTGGTAATACCAGTGGTAATATTAGCCATATTAGCCATTGTTCCATCATCTTTTGACCAATCCCAACCATGCCATGCACATTCACTCTGCCAGTAATCAAGATAGAAAATCTTGTCATCATATAGCTTTTCGATGATTGGCTTTAGATCAAGTAGATTATCTCGCACACCTGTCATAGTAACAGGCTTATAACCATTATCGTCAATCAGCTTGTTAATTTTGTCAGCAGAATAAGCAAATGGGTTCATTTAATTAACATCTCCTTTAATTCAGTTAATCTATTTTTCTCCTCTTGTACCTTTAATCCCTCTTGAATAGCCGCCTCATCTCCAATCAATATTAGTCGCTCTTGTGCGCGTGATACCGCTGTATAGCACAAATTACGGCTTAGCATCTTCACATGGCTTCTATCAATCACCACAATTACAGCCTTTGCTTGGCTACCTTGGCAGCTATGAATAGAAATTGCATATGCCAGCAACGTGTTTTTGATATGCGCCTTGTCAACGATGCAATCGCCGCAATCATATCGCACAATCATATATGGCTCTTTTTCATCAGGCACAATTTCCATCACTGTACCAATATCGCCATTAGCTACAAAAGCCGTATTATCATCAACAAGCGGCATAGCATAGTCATTCTTTTTATTGATTACCTTATCGCCCACCTTGAAATAGATAGGCGTATCATTGACAGTATGCCCAACCTTGCTTAATTCATTTGAATTGAATTTGGCTTGAATCGCCGCATTGATAGCCAATGAGCCAACATCGCCCTTATTGAATGGTGATAGAATCAGCACATTATCCTTACTATATCCATCTGCTAAGAGCCGCGCATATTCTTGTTCGATTTGCTTAATTACTAATGTATCAGTTTCAATGAACTTATAATCTGTGAAAGTATCTGTCAGATGGTCATTTACTCCATTTCGTACATCGGTAGCTATGGTAATAATGCCAGATGTGTTGTATCTGAACACCTTAGTCAAGTTGCATACAGGCACTATACCGCTATCAAGCATATCCTCAACAATGTTGCCGCAAGCAATAGATGCAAGCTGAGATGGGTCGGCTATGAAGATTATCTTGGTAGTATCGGTTACCTTGTCAAATAGCATTGAGAGCAAATGGACGCTAACCATGCCCATCTCGTCAATTAACACATAATCGCCCAGATTATCACCACAAGTCAAGAACATATGAATGGTACTGGCTTCACGACCTGTTGCTTCTCTTAGTCGCTTTGTCGCGATTCCAGTTGGGGATAAGAGGGTATAAGTATAATCATTGGTTTCTATCATCTCAATGATTGCTTTAGTTGTAGCCGATTTTCCTGATCCGGCGCTTCCAGTCAGCATCATCACATCCTGCTTACAAGCCATCTCAAGAATCTGCGCCTGTTCATCAGTCAGCTCTAAGCCGTCTACACTTGTAAACTTCTGCCAATCCATAGGATAATAATGTGGATTGGCTATTTTTTTCTTGATGACATCAGCAATATGCTGTTCGGCGCTATATGTGGCTTGTAGAGCAGTATTTTGAGTAGGAGCATCATAGTGTACCTGCGCCGATTTCGTCACAACATCGAGGAGATGATGGACACATTGAGGGGCTTTGCGCTTGACCATATCAAACAGCATTTTGGCTTGCATCCTTGTATTGCCGTCTAGCTCATTATGCTTTAGAGCATAGATAGTAGCCGCCTCACATCGTTCATAGCTATCTAGCCATTTTGTCGTTTTCTTAGTTATGGCTCTATCAGCCCTATCAAATGACCATTCAAGCAAGTTAATCATAACAGCATATGGATTGGTATTTATATCCTTGCTGAATCCATATACATTTTTATATGTCGCGGCGATTTTATTTATATCCTCATCATGCTCAATGCCCCAAGCATATGTTTCACCCATAAATTCAACGCGCTTATTGATTGTCTTGATTTTGTCAATATATCTAGGCAATAATACCTTGCCTACGCCACGAATTTTTTTGTAGTCCAGCTTGTCGGCCTCGCCATTCAGCACCATACTGACAAAATGAGGATATGCAGCATGGCACGATTCAGCTTGCCCATTGGTCATTAGGCTGCGTAGCGTCTGCAATTCAGCTTTTTCGGTTAGATTGAACTTGCCATCTTTAGCCACAAATCCAGCAAAGCCAATAAATTTATAGCTATATTTGTATTTATCATCCACACATGGCTCTATGATACAATCAATGGATTGCCCCATCTTCAGGTCAGCAATGCCAGTTCCTTTTAGGCTGATTGTACCATATTTGTGGTTGGTTTCTATTGTTTCATCCTTAGTGCTGCATGATATAATCGAGAAATTGGATTCAGGATTATTGAATATCATGCGCATTGGTGTTAATTTTACTGTTTGCATCAATCCTGTTCCTCAACCAGCAGTTGTTCCCATCTATCAATAATAATCTCCATCAGCTTAGTTGCACCAAATACTGGTTCCCAGCCCTCACTGTACATTGCTTCAAATCCGGTGCAATCAACAAATGTAATCCAACGATATTTTGTGGCTGTTACCTTAAATTCGCTATTACCTGTTACGCTTACATTAGCTTTCAGCAAGCTATTACAGATATGACATACAGCATCAAGCCATGCTTCATAGGTCAATACGTCTTGCATTTATGATTCCCTCCAAGCGTCATAGATTTCAATGGCCGGTTCATAGCCTTCAGTGTCGATGATAAGCGGCTGATGAAGGTCGAGACTCAAATTAACAAGTTGCTTCAAAGAATTGATACGAATATACGGTCTGATATTTCTGCACTTATCCTGCTTTTCATCCAATTCATATTCATTGAGCACGGGATAATTCTTTCTAAGATCGTTAAGCGTGGGATAAGATTCAGTTTGATGAATCCAGATTTTCATAATTAAAACAGCCTCCTGTTCTTTGATAAATCAAGTATATCATGAACAGGAGGCTTTGTCAATACCCTATTTTAATTATTTTTTAATCATTTTCTTTAATTCTGCAAATAGCTCTTTACCGCAAACAGGACAAATGGAATCAATATCAACTACACATTTTTCATCTACCATTAAGCCGCAATTTGGGCATTTGACAGGAGCATATTTTAGGGGATGCTCAGTCCGTTTGCGACGATTTCTTTCTGCTCTGCTCAATTTCTTCTTTCTCCTTATACTTTAATCTATATTCATCACGTCTGGCTTCATCACCATTATTCCACCATTTGACATTGATATAATCTAAAACTTTAGCCATACCAAGTCCCTTATCAGGAATCCACATACCAGTTGATTCATCATATTTGCCGCCACGCATACAATAGTCATAAAGTTGAGGATTGATAGTGGCTAATGTCTGGAATTTATTTGGCTCTTTTTCAAGATGGCAACCGAACCCGCAGAATATGCATCCTGTACGCTTTTGTTTGGTTGTAGTATATACACCATCCTTTTCTACAATATCCACATAGATTTCTTTAACATAGGGGATATTATATTTGACGATATAATGTAATATATCTGATTTAGTCCAAAACGATAATGGATTGCTGGTTGGTCTATCCTTGTCAAATGCGTTACAACCAAACTTGAGCCAATTCGATTCACGTTGAGCGCTCTCGTCTGTCATAGTGCCGATAAATGGATGTAAACCAGTTTCATGCTCAAATCGCTTTGATGGATTTTTCTTCATTATATCGCAACATTTGTCACTTACTGGAATATAACAAGATGGCTCGATAAACTTGATCCATTTTTTAGAGATTTTACCACGGTTATATTTGTTCCCATTAAGCCGAATTTGCTTTAGCCGTTCGCTTTTAGAAGTCCTATATTCTTGAATAAATGCAGCTTGCTCTTTACTAATAATTGGGTAGCCATATTTTTCAATAACCTTGGCGAATGAGACATGATGCCATATCTTCATTTTTCTATCGTAGAGCGCTGGCTTTAATACAATAACATTTGGCTTATCCATGATGAAATCGCGTAATTCAGGATATTCAAGCCCTGTATCGCAATAGACATCTGGAACATCTGGATATAATGAATGAACAAGATGACTAAGGACGGTAGAATCAACACCACCTGAGTTTGAAATATATACATCTCCGTTCCAATGCTCATACCATTCTTTGATTCGTTGTTTAGACGCAATAATCTTTGCCTCTAGCGGCAATGCTTGCTTTTGTCGCAAATCGCCAATGGTCATTTTACTCATTTAGACTCATCCCCTCCAACCCAGCCATCCAAACTATTTGCCATACAAGCAATAGCAGCTACTACGAATAGCGCCCATCTGTTGCTATAACCACGCAGAATCAGTGTGTATAGTACAACAGATGCAACCATACTAATTGCTTCAGTCCATTTTCTCAGATTGCTCAATTAAAATATTCACTCCAATCAATTTCATTTTCTTTTGGTTTATCAATAATCTCATAGCGCTCAATAATCGCTTGTGGCTTAATCTGTCCATTATATTCATTCAATCCAAGCGATACTACCACTTCTATGGATTTTCCTTGAGCTGATTCAAATTGGCTTGCTTCTTCATTACTAACAAAGAATTTGATAAACTCAATGCCGTCCTGAACCAGCTTGACAGTAATTGAGCGATTACGATATACATAAATTTGCGGAGTTGTTAAAATACAATGAAATAACGGCTTGTTTACGTCCTTGCCCCATAGGATATTATTTTCTACACACACATTTGCAAGATTGTGTGTGATATTATTAGGCTCGATCTGAGCAGCTACTTCAATATCTGGCTCTACATCCAAATCAAGCCCATCTAAGAATCGCGCAAATCGCTTTAGGTTAGATTTCTTGACAGTTATGCCAGCTGCGGCATCATGACCTTGACATTTAGCCAATCCTGATTCATTGATAATCTCAAGCAAATCAATAGGACTGCGCATCGAGCCAGACCATGTTGTGCTGTTTAGCTCTCTTAGCAGGAATGTTGGCTTATTATATTTACCACAGAATTTATTAGCTACAAGCCCTAAATAGGATTTATTCTCAGGTTCACCAAAACCGATAATAACCTTATGAGACGTGTCAAGCCCATTTGATAGCTTATCTACTACCTTCTTGACCTGATAATCCTGCTTAGATTTTACGGCTTTCATAGCCTTTACAGCGGCTTCTGGCTCAATCTTACCAATCAGCGCATCAAAGAATAGACGTTTAGTAGACTGGTTATCACTACGAGCCAGTGCATTAGCAAGTGGCGCAATTCCAAATGCCACACCCTCTGGATTAACGCCACGATTGCAACAATTCTTTAAGCAGTATTTGATAAATGGATTGGTTGGATTAGTTAAGCCATCATATACATATTTGCGGTTCTCAGGTGAACGCAAGCTGCAAATATCAGAGATTAAGCTAACAGCTACTAGGTCTTTGAATGATTGATTCGAGCCAAGCGCACAAGCAAATTTTTCTACAACGCCTGTGCCGCTAATGTCAGTATTGATATTCGACGCATTATCGTCTCTATATGGATTGACTACAACAGCGTGTTTATTCTCTTGCTCAATGATATGATGGTCAAGAACAAGACAAGTGCATTTGTGCTGTTCTAGCTCTAAACAAGCGTCATTTTCATTAGAGCTTGAATCGGGCAAGATGAGAAAGTCAATATGCGCGTCAATAATGTTTTGCATCAAGTCCTGAATACCGTGTTGCTTTCCAGAATGAAATAGTATAATTGGCTCTTTTTTCCCAAATTCCTTACATAGCAAATATGCAAGAGCCGCTGATAAGTTGCCATCCCCATCAGAATCGGCAACAATACCAATCTGAATATTATCATTAGCATACTTGAACATATCAACAGCTACATCCATATTCTTATACATCTCAGGCGATTGATATTCAATACTCTCAGGATTTAGATATGCGTCAACATCGGCTATGCTACAAGCAGATAAATATTCCCTTAAAAATGTGGCTTCATTAATGGAGCCAAGTAGTGAATGAATCTTAATCTAAATCACCATCCTTTTCTGGCAGATTAAAATAAGCCCACCAATCGTTAGAAAAATATATTGGCCCAATGCCGCCATATTTGCTTTGCCAAGATAGTCTTTCTTCTATTTCATCCGTACCTGTACGCGAATCATGAACCGTGACATCAACCTTTACATATCTGCTTTGCGCAATATAATCTTGCCCACTGCGCGGTTTATATGTAAGTACCCATTCACCTATTGGAGGTAAATCAGATTCATTTACGACTCTATGCCATTCAATCATTCTTTCTCTCCTTCAATCTTAAACGGTCTGCCTTTCTTAGCTCTAAGATAACCAGAACGATATGCTAGAGCAATAGCCTGTTTAATGTCACATTCATTACAATACTGTTGATAACGAACATTGATATTATTACCAACCCATTCAAGAATCTGAGATGGAAACGGGTCGTTTTTAATGGATTCAACGCTGTGCCAATGTAAGATATTGTCCATCTTCGGCTTGAGCATATCATAGATGTCATCAATATTCATATCCGTTTCATCATATAGTACAAGCCAATCTAAATCAATATAAAACTCATCGTTGTAGTTTGATTTAATTACGGCTCTTTTGCCTTCAATTTGCTCAATAAGACCAAGGTAATCACGAGGTATCCTAGCAAGTGCTACCTTATCTCCTACTTTAAATTTACTCATAAAAAGATTCAACCTCTCTTTCAACTAATTCTAATTCATCATCATAATACAAATCAGAACTATCCAATGGACTCCATATAGTACCTGTGCGTCTTAAAGAGTACGCCCAACATCCATTCATATCATCAAATTGAATAGCAATGATTTGCGCTGTGTCGCCTGTTCTAATAGCATGAGACCTATAAGGATGTATCTCGCCAATAAGCCTCACTACATCATATAGATGAAATTCACCAACGTAATAAATAAAATCAACCTCCTTATTGTTGATATAGTGATTATATCATAAAGGAGGCTGATTGTCAAGTATTAAATTTATAGAATTTTACCATCCCAAGGCTCATATTCATAACCGCAATTAGGACAATAATTGGACGTACCAATAATCTCTTTGCCGCATCTAGCACACTTAAATACATAACCGAAATAATCATCAAATTCATCTGTTTGAACCCAAGATAATTTGGCGTTGTTGCTTAGTGGCCTATAAACGCCACATAGTTCTCTATATCCCTCATCACATTCAAACGGCTCTTTGGTTGCCCAACATTCTGTTCTAACCACAGTGCGCTCTTTGCCGTCCACATATCGCTGATACCGACATTCATGCTCATACTTACATTTGCCTCTCATACTCTCACCCTACTTTCCAATAATTTCATTGCTTGCTCATATGGTACATCCATCATATTGCATTTATACATATCATAGCCTTGGTTGTTATATACTATCGAACAGTTGAAGAAGGGACGCAACTTAGCTGCCAGCTTCTTCATCTTGACAACAAAGAACTTAAATTCATCATCGCCTACTTGCTTATAATCGTTATCCATACATAACACCACATCATTCACACCCAGCTCTAGTAATAGCTGTATATGTTGTCTGCTTATATTAGAGCCAAAGACGGCTAGAGTATTATGTAAATTGTAGCTGGGTGCTTTTAGCACTGACTTTTCACTCTCAAATAGCACTACTTGGCGCGACTTTTCAATAGCGGCTTTATTTTGGTCATAACCATATAAACAAGCAGACGATGGGAATTTGAGAACTGTCCCGTCCAGCGTACATATTGGTCTATATTTGCCTTTAGCCACATCCTGCTCTCTTGTATATCGCCCCCTTACGCCTACGAGTTGACCATTAAACACAACAGGTATGGAAATACACGCCTGCCGTGCATACCAGCCTATACCAAATTTATCAAGTATATCCGCTGAAATACCATAATCCAGCCATTCTTGCGGATATAAATGGTCAAATAGAGATAATGTGGACTTGTCATATGTCAAGAGCTTATCTGGCTCTGGCTCGGCATTAGGTAGAAATCGGCGCAATTCAGTCCAATTATCAAGCTGCTCATTTTGCTCTATTTGCCATACTTGTAGATGCAGGACAGAACAAATATATGATACAGCTTGATTGAAGTCAAGATGCTTGACGTGCTGAACTAGAGATATAGCATCGCCTGAAAAGCCGCAGCTCCAACAGTGGAATGAGCCGGATTCTATATAATACCATAATTTGGGTTTATGCTTATCCCAATCAGTACCCCAATGACAAATTGAGCCGAATATCAGATTGTTGCTATCAGCCTTCATCAATGGCGCACCTAGAGCATCCATTAGCTCTATAATACGGTCATCTGTTAGCTGAGATTTAAGGGATGTAATGTCAATCATAATGATATTGCCTTACATTGGTTCTTAGCCATCTCAAGCAATCCAATTTCATCATAATCTCGCCAATCTCCATCAAATTTAATAATTTGTAGGTATGGATACCACGGGTTGATTTTGATGTATTGTTCTACTCTTTTGGTCATATTTGGGTCTATCCAACACATACTCATAGTATTCAAAAGAGGATTATAAACAAAATAGCTTGTCATTTAGTTCTTCTCCTGATACCACCTAACAATTTCCTCTGGTATATATCTCTGCACCACTTTGACAAATGGCACATCATCATGATATAGCCCAATCACAATGTCACAGTCTTGATAATATGGTACATCAGCTAATAGCTTATCTGCATTTGCGGCAATATCTTTGGCACATAGGCGTAGCATATCTACACGATTCACACCGCTTTGCATTTCTTGTCATTCCTTTCAATAAAATTTTTTGATACCATGACAGCTTAATATTAAAATATCGCTCAATTAGTATATCAGGATTTCGTAAATAAAATTCGCGCCAAGATTCATTCATCTTATCCTTGGCTAATTCAAGTTCGCTCATTTAGCATACACCAGCCTTGTCTTAGTTAATTGATAGGGATTGTCAAATTTCGTAGTTACAAAACAATCCTTTGTTCGACCCGTATTCAAATCAAGATGGAAATATATTTTAATACCTTGTTCTACCTGTGAGAAGCGCATTTTATAGACAGATAGGCATCTATTTGGCTTTACTTTATCAGGATATTTTTCCATCATCATATCGGCTATCTCTTGCTCTTTACGACGCAATGGCATGATTACCCCAGCCACATCAGCCTTATTTTGAATCGCTCTTGAACCAGCTGCAACGCCGCTATCCATAATCTCCTGCGTCATGGCATTGGCATTGACCTGAGTAAATGTCAAAACGGCTATATTATATTCAACAGCCAAATCCTTGAGCTTACTTGCTATACCAGATAGCACCTGATCTGAACGAGTAGATACGCCATTCTTTTTAGCTAGGTCGCTTGATACAGATGAGGATTCAACGATATAATCATAACATAGATAGCCTACTTGCTTATTGACTACATAATCCTTTACATATGATTCAATCAAATCAACAGTATAATTAGGCATGGTGACGATATATAGCTTAGATTCGTGCAGAATTTTAATAGCCTCATCCACACGCTCTTCTTCGCCTTCTTCATACCGTCCATTTAAGATACTAAAGCATGGTACACCACTAATTGTAGCCACAATCTTAGGCGTGATTTCAGTATCACCAGCCATCTCAAATTGGAGATATAGACCAGCCTTATGCTGATAACATGGATTGTCTATATATTGCTCCTTATCTATATCATATATTCTAGGACAACATACTTGCACAAGATTAGCCAAGCCGATAGTTGACTTGCCCACGCCTGAGCCGACTGAATAAATAGATAGCTGCCCCGGAATCCAACCTCTAGCAGCTGTGTTTAGATATTCACTAAAAGTCGTTGCACCAAATAGCGGCTCCGCCTTAAAGCCCTCTTTGACCGCCTCAAATCCATCACCGGCTTTTAGCTCATCTATATCTTTATCTTTATAGAATTGCTTCTTTATAGCTACCTGCTGCGCGTCAAAATATTGTACTATATCTTCTATGGTCGCTTTATCATCTTGCTCAAATTTGTCTACATTGTACCCAGCATTTTTGTACGAACGAAGTAATGTGGCACGGCGCGTATTGTTATAATATACTTCAAAATTGCCTACATTAGCAAGTTGTTTGACTGTATCAATAAAATCATCTAACTGATTTAGCTTGAATATATCTTCTACTTGCTTATTGTTCTTACATAGCATATAGAGGTCTAGTGACGATATAGACTCAGCTCCACGTTTAGCTAAAGCAACACAGCCCTGCCACAATCTGAGGTGAAAATCGACCGTGAAATCATCACGACTTAATGGGTACTTATCAGAAATAGCAAGAGAAGGCTTGATTAGCAAACAACCTAATAGCAACCTAACAGAATTTTGGTCATAGAGCAATGGTTATTCCTCCGCTATACCCTTAATTTCTTTTACCTTTTCAATATATTCTTTGAAGCTAAACCATTTGTCTTTCATTAGATGACCAATTTTATCAATCGTGTTATGCTCATCTACATGAACTCGCACATATTTATCCTTTAGGGCTTCCCATTTATCAACCTCAAGCGTTTTCATCAGCTCAATGATAGCACCATATCCATCGGATGAGCCATAATGTCCAGCTTCATTACACCAATGGTCGAGACAATAGCCACCAATACCACCACCCCAACCAGCACCTTCAACATAGACATAAGCCGTTAGACAACCATGATCTTCGCCCAGCTTAGTTTCTGTAATTTTAGCGTTCAGTGTTTCATTTCGCATACTACATTATTCCTCCTTGCTCGATTCATCTAATTCACAAAATGTACCTTGCCAATGCGGACAGTCTGTATCGGGAGCTGTGCATTTAGCGCCATCTTTATATGGACACATCATACATCCTCCCAATCTAAATATTGTCCGCAACTTCCACAATATGGATAATATTTAGTGATTCCACTATGACAAATTGGACAACGATACCAATATAACATTTTATTACTAATAAGTGTGGGTTCGGATTTCATTGGAATCTGCTTCTTTAGTGCCGAAACAATAGTATCTATATACGGCTTAATGTCGCTTGTATCAAGTATTCCGTTAACTAAAGCATCAAGAGCCTCGTCGTATTCATTGACATATTGTTTCATCATCAATCCTCCGGCAATTCAATATATGCCCAACGGTCAGCCACATCAATCCAACAATAATCATTTGCTCCATAAAACCATTTATTACCACGTCTATAACACAGCATTGTTGCTTCTTCATTGTATTGACATTCCATATCCCAATACACTACAAGTACGCGCTTAAATTCTTGTGGAAAATCGTCATCAAATATTTTATGCCATTTCATCATCATCAATCTCCTTTACAACCATATTATCTTCATGTGCTCTAAAACAATGGAAATCAGGGCAATGACCACAGCTTTCAGCGATATCTTGATGACGCTCATCGTCATGTAATCTACATCCAGATGGTTCGGTATCAACAATAAGCCCAGCCTCATCATACACAGGCTCACGAGCGACATAAATGCAGAAATCACAGCAAGCCAATCTCAAACATTCTTCAGAGCATCCAATCATTTTATGTTTCATCCAAACACATCCTCCTCATCATTTCTTTTCACAATCGTCTCAACCCAATCTTCAGCTTGCCATTGCTGTATATTCTGTCTTACCTGATTTAGCCAAGCATAATATTTTTTACATTCATCATACTTATACTTGACCAGTCCAAGCGGCGATTGAGATATATCCTTTCCAAGCTCTTTATGGATATATCTGATAGTATAAGCAATGCCGCCATATGTCATATCAGGATTATCTTTCATTAACTGAGCAAGCTGGATACCTACAAGCCGCATGTTGGCATCAGGGGCAACTTGACGTATATAATCCAGCAATTTGCGCCTATCATCTTTTGATTCTGCTTTGGGCTTAACGATATGAGCATTGATATAATCCTGCCTACATTGTTCACAGCAGAAATAGAACTTAGGCTTATATTCGATTGCATCTTGTTTTGGCGTTGATTTACCGCATTGGCGGCATTTAACTGTAGGTGGCTTGCTCATTCACTTACCACTCTTGCCGCGTTTACTCTAAGGTCAATACGACGAGCTTTAGCAATCGCCTCATCAAAAGAATCGGCTTCAACGTAAATGTACGTTTTATTATTGCCATTGATATAGTCATAATACCACGCTTCCCATTTCATTGTCATTACCTCCATCTCTTTGATAATCCAAGTATAGCATATATTGATTGATTTGTCAAGAGGAAATTATCTCATATTCTAACATCCACTTATCAATTTCTTCTTGGCTCATAACCGCATCTGTTTTCTTGCAATCAACTACGTTAAGACCGCTAGGATGCGTTATGACCCGATTTTGTTCTATACTATATCCTGCATCATATTCAAGCCGCAATCGGCATATACAGCCATCACAGCCGTCAGGACGCTTTATGGTAAACACCCTAGGCGAATCGCCGCATATATTTAAGAATTGGCTCGAATCCAGCCATTGCCCATCCATTTCTATGTTCATGCTATCAGCTGTATTATCTTCAACTATACGGCAATATTGTACATTATAATACAATGATTTTTTCCATTCATTTATATTGCCTGATACTAATATCCTAGTAGGTATATCACATCCTCTCATTGTATAATAATGTTTATTTTTGACATATATATAGCTGTCTATTCGTGGATGGATGTATTGCGCCATAGCCAGCCATGATTTGATTTGCGCCTCATTCCATTTGCGGCTTAATGTTTGGCTCATGGTGAGGCATTGATTATTGGTGATGACGCTGAATCTGGCTTTCATATGGATCTGATATAGGTCGATTCGCAGCTCTTGTAGTTGAGCCACACATAGAAATCTATTCATTTTTAGACCATATGCCAAAATTCGCCATATCTTTTGGTATTAAATGGAAATAATTACTATCTCCATTTTTTGATACGAACTCATCATAATATTTCCACGAAGCACCCCTTGCTGTTTCGCTATATTCTGCAAGATAACCCGTTATGTTCTTTTTATACTTTTTATAGCCATCAGCCTTCATTCCTCTACATTTACAAAATTCTTCAAATGTGAATGTTTTGAAAAACGATGGTTGATTACACCATGCCGCAATAGTGTCATATAGCCCTCTGTATGGAGATTTTTTATAATTTTCATGTCTCATAACATATGGGAAAGCAGAATATTTAGAGAGAATAAAAATGCGCTCAAACAGATCAAGTATATCTTTAATCCAAAAATCATCATCGTATTTGTTTTCTCTATCAAAGCCACAAAAGCAATAAAATTTCATTTGCTTTTTCCAATTAGGACAAGTTGAATATATTAAGTTTAGTTTAGATTTAATTAAGTCTTTATCTTCAATGCTATCAAAAGCAAAAATAAGATCACTATCATATTTCCACGTTTGAATTTCTTCTATTTTTTCTTTAGTGAGTAATCTTTCATCAAGCCCCTGTTTGAATTGGAACCGTCTACCAGTTGATTTTACAGAATCTATAATATTGCGCCAGTCAGGGCAAGCAAAGAAATTATCGTCAAGAAAACATAACTTGGGGCGTGATATATCTATAAATTCATCTAATGCAGAATGTACACAGCATTTATTATATATCTTATTGACACAAAATTGACATTGACGGAAGCAGCCTCTCGTCAAGAATCCAATAGAGTAATCTGTGTAATAAACAAATTCTTTTTGCTTTGCCCCATTAGCAATACAATTTGCGACCCATTCATCATACAAATGATAATCTGGCAGACAATGCTCTATATTGCCCGGAAGTTTCGTAGCTTTTTCATAGAAAAATCCAGTACCACCATATTCTATTTTTTTGTTTTTTAAGAATGGATTGTTGGCATAATATTCTGCACAATTTAACTCAGTTTTTTCTATTGATTTGTCCTCCATAGGAATGTCTGTTTTGACAAAAACTTTAGAAATAAACACCTTATCAAATTGTTCAATATCTTCATATGATAAACATAATTTAACATTGTCTCCTTTCGATTTATACCATGACGATATTTTCATGCAAGCAAGATTAGGGAATCTGTGTTTAGTTTTCCCGATAATTTCAGCATCAATAATTCCGATGTTCAAATTTCGCACACCACCATTCCGTTATTTTGATATACGTTTTTAGCTGCTATATTATCAATCCAATCCCATCTATCGCCTTTGAGCTTTCCAAAATTTCTACAAACAACAAACCCTTTACAAACAACCATCATTTGAATACCATAAGGCAGCTCCATGAATACGTCCCACACGCTCATATTATATATCCTCCGTTCATTTGATGGTTATATTATATAATAAAAAGGCGGGATTGTCAAGCCCCGCCTTTAATATTTTTAATCTTCTTCGATTTCGCTTACTTCAATAGAAGTATAACCTTCTTTGGCTAATTCCATGCCAAGCCGAATCGCATCTAAATAATCATAGCCATTGAACAAGTCACGATAAATCGTTGCATCCTCTGGACATTCGCATAGATCATATGCTGTAAAGCCAAATTTCGTTGAATCTGGCGAGTCGAGCTCGTGCCCGCATACATCGCCCCAACTGTCTTTAACAGTAATGAAATTGACGTGTAGAATTTTATCCATAGTCAACCTCAACCAAATGGATTCTCGTCAGAATCATCCCAAGGATTTTCTGATTCAGCAGGGGTTGGTGTAGTGTTAAACACATCGCCAAAATCAGGGATTGGGTCATTAGCAGGAGCAGTTGTGGTCTTTGTGGTGGTCAGCTCCTTGAGCGCAGGAATTTCATATTCGTCCTTTTCAATAGTCTCAACAGAGCGAACAGCCGCGACATAGTTACGGACACGAACCTGACCCTTCTGATTCTGATACTGCTCATCGGCAATAATTAGACCAACGACCTTATTGACAAGCGTCTTTTCGTCAAAATTCCACTGATAGCCCTTATTGGACTTTTCAATGGCATTGATAAATCCCTTAAACATAGATGCCGCAGAATCCTTATAAGAACGGATGAATGTACCAGCATTGGGCCATTTGCGTTCCTTTCGTGTATCGCCATCATACTGTTTCTTGAAATAACCCTTATCATCGCCCTTTACGATGTCAAAATAAATCTTGAGATATTCCTTTTCAGGATGATCTTCTACGTTCAGAATCTTGACAATATAGCCATTTGGCGTTAGACGCTTAAAAGATGTGCTTTCCTGAATATTCTCCCAGTTGTTAATTCTCTTCATAATAAATTTAACCTCGCTTTAATTTGATTTTAATAAATAGATTGTTTATATTTTACTCAGCTTTTTTAGCTGGAGTAGTAGATTTAGCCTTGGGCGCACTTGCCTTTCTTAGTCCATAATATTCTCTGATTGTGTCATCAACCATCTTTAAGTCGTTGTCAATCTCAAGAGAATCAAACATACCCATTGGCGACTTGCATGGATTCGAGCCATCTGACTGTGTGATAAAATAATGCTTGCGCTCATCTGCTTTACATAATAGGACAATACTAAACAGCCCTTCTACAGTAAGCTGCTGGTCTAGCATTTTACCAAGCGTCTTAGCCTTCACCTTGCCATTTTCATCAGTATCAATATGCTGCATGATATATACAATCGTATCTGGACTTGTATCTTCCTGAACGACACGCAACATATCTTCGTAATTCTTAGCCATCGTAGTGAACTTACCATATCCGACTTCATTTACTTTGTCAAAGCTCTCAAATGCCATAAGATACTGAGCATCATCTACGACCCAACTTAGCTTTTTGCCACTACATACCGCGCCTTTGATGCTAGCATATGTTGCCTTATTCATACTTTGTAGTTTATTTACATTTCTGAATGGTAGCGGTTTAGATGCTACATTTAGGATGCCAACATCCTCTTGCTTGAAATTTCTAAGTGACGCTGATTTACCAGAGCCACTTTCACCCAAAATAAGAACTGCTACACCCATTTACTTACTTAATCCTCCTCATTCTCATTCAATTTCTTTTAGCCAAAAATCACGTTTGCATTTGCCGAAATCAATTCCGGGGTCATAACATCCGCCGGTTTCCTTATCACGACATTCACTTGAAAGTTGAGCTGGGCAGATATTTAGATATTCATCATATAGCACACTAGCGTCAGGAAACAGCTTGAGCAATTCACTCTGTCTTGTTTTTACAGGATGTTCTTTTGCCCATTGCTCAACGATAGGAACTAGCTTAAAAATCCCATTAAGAGATGAACACCCTTCATAGTCGCCCGCTGGGCAATCACCGCAATTAGTGTAATAATTGCACATTCTTTCACGTTGCTTTACATATTCAACAGCATCCATTATTTACACCTCATTCCCACTACAATTCTTTAGATACTCTAGCGTGGTGTTCTTTATATCGCCCCAGAATCTAATTAAATTCTCAACTGGCTCATTCGGGAAATAAGCGTGTAGTGTATTTATAATATCTTGCTCTGTTGGCATTTTCATAGCTTCTTCCATAATTTCATCTCTTGATAAGTTTCTTGTAATTTCACCCATTCACCATTTTCATCCTTTTTCATTTTATTTTTTTCTTGCAATACAGCTCTAATAATATCACCCTTTGATAATTGATGATTCGTCCAGAACTTCTTATTAGCTCTATATGTGCGTTCTGCGCCATAGCACAGGTTGTATAGCGTACAATAAACCGTACCATATCCAGTTGTTTTAACATCTAGCACTAGCCAATCATTTGGGTCTGAATTTGGGTCGTTAACTGTACAATATCCAAGATACTCAAGTTGCCATTTAATGCGGTCAACAATAGTCACTGGTTTGATATTAGACTGTTTAATCAAAACTGTTATCAATGCCTTATTATCAATCTCTCTAAATTGCTTCTCGGTTTCTTTACCACAACATGGTCTAATCACATCTATCATTATATCATCAAATGATGATTTTGTCAATACCTTTGATGAAATATATTTTTGATAAATCTCATATTCAGCAATGAGCCGATTCGGTTGAGCAAATTTATTAAAATATCCAAGATGGAATAGGATTTCAATGGCTTTTTTATTGATTCTGGGGTCGTCCATAAGGACTTGATATAAGGCGGCACGATTCTTTATATCTGTTTTACCAAGTTCATATAAAGCCTCTGGTGCGCTCTTAGGCATATCTTTGATAGATGCCATAGTCTGTACAATGCAGTTGTTGGCACGATCTATATTGAATGCCCTGTTGTCATCTCCAAATTGAATATCTTTTAGCTTATAGCCGCGCTTTAACATCTCTTGCTTGATAAGCGCAACTTTGTCTTTTTCGCCCTTATCAGTAAATCGCTGAAGGACGCACTTATAAAATTCAAGTGGATAATGCGCCTTGAGATAAGCAATCGTTACGCTATCAATAGCCATACAATAAGCATGGGCCGAATTGAAGCCATAGGCGGCGCTATTCTCAATGATTGTCCATACCTTATCAGCAAGCTCATGCGCCTTGCTATCATCATCCGTTTCGCCAGTATCAAGAATAGCTTGGGCAAAATTCTTGATAAATTTAGGCTTTGCATCTTTGATAATATAATCCTTTTTCTTGCTGATTGCCTTGATAATAGTATATGTCTCAGACATAGGAAAACCAGCAAATCCAAGGACTTTCATTAGAGATTCTTGATATAGAATGAACGATGACGAACAGTATTCGTCTTGAAGCAAGTCGTCAAGCGCTTTGATACCATAATCAAAATGCTGTCGTTGCTCAAATGTCTGATACATAGATTGAAAAGATGGCCTGATTGCAGCTATAAACTGGGTCAACTCAGCAATGTTCTTTGGTTTATATCGCATTACTTTTTGGGTCGACCTTGGTTGTTCACACTGATTGACACATTGTGTATAACCATCGGCATAAATCTGCCATGTTGCATCATCATGTGCAATTTTTTCTAGCAACTGGTTGACAGTAAATGGCTCAATACCAGCCTCTTTATAAATATCATACGTCAAGCCAATTGAATCAACAATAAGATAATCCTGCTTGAGATATCCAAAAGCATCAATCGTGCCTGATTCAATATTAGCTACAAGCACCTCTTTACCTGTTGCTTCAGATTTGCACAAGCTGATGCCAATATCAGATTCAATGTCACCCTCATAGCACAAGCAACCGCATGGATGCCCCTTTGCAGTATCATAGATGCCTAGATATTTTTTACATCCATCTACAAGCTCTTGATATTTTGGCTCGATATATTTATGAATATCAACCGTTTCACCATCTTCAGCGTGTTTCTTAGCTGTTTCATATCGGTCAATTTGTTTACTTACTTCATTGGCTGTATCAGGCTCAACATTATATGCCCTAGCATACATCTTCCATGCGGCCTTGAATTTAAGCGTACCAAGAGCCAATAGGTCATATGTGCCAAGTTCACCTACAAGGTCGCGTTGCGCTTGAATGAATGGTTGGCGGTCGCTGACGTTGTTATCAATATCGGGTGGCGTATGGCTGTCTAAGACGCGCTCTTTAGTCAAGAATCGCTCTGAATACATAAGGACTGGACTATTGACTTTATCAACCTTAGTAAGCCGCAAGAGTTTATTGAGATACATAGAAACAGCAGAACCACGTCCTGATGGAGTTAAGATACCGCCATATTTCTCTTGTCCGCGCTTCATTACCATATATGATAAAATGAAATAATCCGCCATATTACAAGCCTCTATTTCACCTATATCATGCTTGATCTCTTGATAATACTGTTGCAATTTGTCCTTGTTAATATCAGACTTTTGCAAGAACCATTCATCTTTAAGAATCTGCTCAAAGATATGATTGCGTTCTTCTTGTGTCTTATTACGCAACTCTTTTATAACAGGGACTTTCAATGAGCGGTCGAGCTTGATGTCCTCAAATTCAAACAGCACATTGGTATTATTGATAGCGTCTTTAATCTGTCTGTCTGTCAACACGCCTTGTTGCTTAAATCGCTCAAATAGCACATCATATGTTGGATAGTCCATATACCACCCATCTTCATCCTCATAATGGATGTTGCCTGACTTGAGCAATTCATCACGGTCAAGCATTTGTGATTCAGTGATAACATGACTATCGCAACCGGCGATAATTGGCACAAGTAATTCTTCACTAATTTGGATGATGCGCCGATTTAATTCTTTCTGCGCTGGCGTATTGTGCGCTTGTACCTCGAGATAGAAATGAGGAAATTTCTGCACCAAACATCTAACTATATCGCTAATGTCATCGTATTTATTCCAGAAGGCGATGCAAGCCGTTGTAATCATCACATCATCTATTGGCAACTGGTCAACCAATTCAAGGTCGATACGAGGACGCGCATAATATCCATCCTTGTTTGCAATAGATAAAATTTTATTGATTGCTTTGCGTCCTTTATCGGTTCGTGCCAATAGCACAATATGGCAGTTGCTTCTATCAGATTCGTGTCTGTCTTTTACCCAATATGCTTCAGCACCATATATCCATCTGATATTCGTGCCATTCTTCTTATTAAATTTTTCAAGGTCATCATATTGCTTGAAATAATTACCAGCCCATCCATGCTCTACTGTGGTATAGATACACGGTTTATCGCCATATCGTGCCTTTAGCTCATTCCAATAATCTATTGGCAAGAGCGGGCTATCTTTCATGTATCTATTGCTTAGAGATGTATGCTTATGGTAATTTACCCAAATTGGCTCATTCATCACTTCATCAACTCAAATACATCTTCTTTTTCTTCATACTGAACAATCTGTCCAAGATAATATTCTACCTCATCATTACAAGTATCAAGCCAGCATACGATAATTTTGCCTGTATCGTTGGATTCCTCACGGCTCGTCATGGTGATAATATATTCTCCATAGTCTCTGTGATACACCTCAAGCCGCATTTTGCCTTCAAATATCATCTCATCAGCAAAGCCGCGAGTAGCATCTGTCGTTGGAATCTTGCTCTTAATCTCAACCTGAAATACACCGGCTTCATTCTTGAATTTGATTATATCTCCAATTTTGTATTCCATCTTTTTATTCCTCCTTATTCTACTTCAGTACACATCCCAACGCATTGTGGAATTTCATTATATGTTTTTGTATCAAATGTATCAGTACAAATACCATACGTTGGACACCAGCCAATGCGATTGTCGTCGCACACATATTTTATACTTAGATCAAATTTATGGATACCCCATTCTCTTGCAATATACTCAAACAGGTCTACCAATGAATCAAATTCACGGCATTCTTTCATTGATTCTTTAAGCGTTCCCCTATACGGTCGATATTTCCAAGACATATTTTATTCCTCCTTCATATATCCACCGCAGTATTCACATCTCGCCTCATTAGGATTATGCGATGCACCACAATACGGACAAACAACTGGATATTTCTTTGATTTGATTTTATCCAATAAATTATGTTTAGAATCTTTCTCTTGTTCTACGCTTGCAACGTATATCCATTGAGCACCATCAAAAACTTGAACTCGTGATGAGTTGGGATCGAATTTTATAGAACCTGCCAAAGGAGATTCAACAAACGTTTTGCACCAATATCTTATTTATGATTCACCGGCATAATCACGCCATCACCATTTTCAGCCTTGAAATAAATCGGGCTAATTCTATTTGCAGCATATGCCTTACAATCAGGCAGACATTCCATAGCATTAAGCAAATACTGCGGATTAACCCAAAGATTCAATTCCTTATTAAGCAGATAATCAGCCACTTTCTTAGAATTGTTCTTTTCTTTGATTTTATGCGTCTTGATATG